ATAGGGAAGCCTATCGAGTCTGGGGGGAAGCCTATCGAGCCTATGGGGAAGCCTATCGGGTCTATGGGGAAGCCGGTCGAGCCTGGGAGGAAGCCTATCGAGTCTGGGGGGAAGCCGATCGAGCCTATTGGGAAGCCGATTGGGTCTGGGTGAAAGCCTATCGAGTCTATGCTCCCCAACTTGAGGCTCTCCACACGAGGATCTGCCTCCCAGACTGTCCCTGGGATGGGAAGACGATCTTCCCACACAAGATGCACCCGCGAGGAGTTTAGGTAAATGAAAAAAAGAGGATCACCATGCCACGAATAGGGCGTAGCACAGTCGAATTCACATTCGATGACACCCGCTATCGTGCTGTGTTTTCACATCGACATGCGAGAGAGGAACGTCAGGGTGAGTTGATTGTGGAGATCCCACTCAATCATAAGGGCATCGCCGTAAGGCACGTGACGAGGTGCGAACTGGGCATCCTCATCAGGGATATCGATCGTATCATCTTTGAGAGGATCGGGATCGGTGAATCCCTGTGCTCACTGAAGGATGTGTATGACTGGAAAGTCGGAGTCAAAACATCCTACATTCGTGCCCTCCAGGATGCTGGATTCGACGCAACCATCCGTGGCCCCCTCCTCCATGCTTTCTTTCAGGAGATGAGGATCAAGGAACCGAAGCCCATGATGTACGCTGAGCCCATCGATTCTACCGACGAAAGCCGGGAGTGATGAAAATCTCTGACAAAACCCTCATCGAATCACGGAAGTCACAGGTGGTTGAGGCTCCTCCACTCGCTGATGAGATGGTGATCGACCACAAGGATGATCACCTTGAGGTGGAGTACAAAGGCTATGTGATCGTCCAGTCTCACCACACGGAGCACATCTGGGTGCAAGCGAAGTCAAATGGGATGCTCCTCACGTGGTCTGATAGCTTCCCGTCCGCGAGGAACTACATTGATAGACTCGTGGAGAAACACGCAGTCAAGGCTGAGGTCACGACTGAGGCGGAACGCATTCATCGTGCGGGGTCGATGGATGAACAACAGTGGTTGGAAGCGTGGGGGATGGACTGACATGATGACGAAGCGGAAGTGGTATCGGGGGTCGGGGTCGGGGTCGGGGTCTGTGTCGAGATCGGTGTCATGAGTGTTGGATGAGTATCATTCTCCCCTTCGTCATACGGACGCCACATCCTCATCTCGACCCTATCCGTGTCCGTGTTGATGATGGTTCCATGTCCACGAATCCCATGAGGAGGCTCGTGTATCGAGGATGTAATACCTGTGGGTTCGAGTGGGTCCAGCCTGCGGAGACGGGATTGTGTCCTCGTTGTCACGATGGGGATACCGTGATATTTGGTGTGGGAATGTGTGTCGCTCCCTACAGGGGTTAGGAAAGTATGACCATCAAGTTTGCACACCAGGAAACCATGCACCCACATCTGAAGGAAGTGCTCCTCCAGTTCTCCCTGTCCCTCCACGAGTGTGAAGCAGGAGGGATAGATATCCCCCTGTGGGTGGATGAGATATGGAGTGAACTTGCTGAGGAGCTTGAGGATGCGGAGGAGGATGAATGACATTCAGACCGTTACGATATTCAATGGAGGACAACATGAACCTGCCGTCACAACCAACGTTAGCGGAGTTCACTGTATGCAACACTGTGTTTGAAAAGCAGTACGTAGATGCACTTGCAGCGTGGGAGAGGGTGTGCAAGATGCTCATTGAAGCAAATGAGAGACCAAACGATGAAGTGATATACTGCCCTCGCTGCAAGTCCGTTGCAGAGGGCATAGCGGGTCATTACAAATGTACCTCCTGTGGTTGTGGTCAGGAGTTTCGATGATCCTCATCATCTCTGGCCTCCCTGGCAGTGGCAAGACGGTGATGGCGATGAAGTGGCTTCTAGAATCACCCTGTCCTCGTGTTCAGCAACGAATTTTTTGCAACGAATGTGGATATGGTAGAAGCGAAGCTCTTTGCTCAGATGATGAGGATCAGATCGGTGTTCCTCATATTCCGAGAGGAAAACGTGTGAGGATCAACTACGACGACCTGAGGGACGAACTGTTCGGGCCGGAGTGGGTGTTCAACCGTCGTGATGAGGGGATCATGAAGCAAGTCGCCCTCGAACGGGCCGAGCAGGCTGTTCATAATGGGCGGGATGCCGTGATCGACAATACCAACCTCACCGAGAAGGCGAGGCAACCATGGATCGACCTCGCCAAGAGGCTCAACGTGCCCTTCGAGTTGATGGACATCGATACGCCAGTTGCAGAGTGTGTCCGGCGAGACAGTTGGAGAGTAGGAAAGGATCATGTTGGGAGGGCTAGGATTGAGCGGATGGCCCTCTTTACGGGGTGGATTGATTGGAGTGACACCGCGATCTATCCGAGAGACTTCATCATTGTGGATATGGATGGGACACTGGCTGACTGCTCCGCTCGGAGGGCGATGGCATTCACGCCTGAGAAGAAGGATTGGGATCTGTTTTATCAGGGGGTCGAACATGACCCTCCTATCGTACCTATCCGACAACTCCTCTGGGAACTGTGCCGGAACCGAGACATCATCGTCGTGAGTGGGAGGCCAATCGACAAGGCGGGGAAGGCGACTGAGGACTGGCTGAGGACACATCTCAATCCTGAGATGCCCATCAAGCATCTCTTCATGCGAAACTCCGGTGACTTCCGGAAGGACTACGTGATCAAACAGGAAATACTTGATCTCCTCCCGAAGGATCGGATTCGGTACGTGCTGGATGACCGTGATCAGGTGGTTGAGATGTGGAGGAAGAACGGATTGACCTGTTTGCAGGTGGCGGATGGGAGGTTCTGATGACACGTTACACTCCTGAAGAATTCAAGGCGTACTGCGAGAAAGAGGACGCTAAGAATACTGCTCGACAGACCGATCCTCCCACTCAGAAGATCGGGATCGGGATCGAGTCTGGTGACGGCAAGGTTCATTATGACGATGGCACTCATGTTCAATGGGTGTGTCCCTGTGGGACAACACGGTTCGATGTGTTTTACATAGAGGGGCATTATGAGACATACGTTCGTTGTCCTCAATGCGGGAAACAAGATTCTGTACACACAGGATAATCAATGAAGACAAACCCAATCACTGATCAACTGAAGCGACTAAAGGATGCAGGGATAGATTGTAGTTGTAGGTGTCCGAAACCATGTATGAGGCATAGTGATTATTACCGGGCAGAGGAACTGCGGAGGTTACCTAAAGCGAGGAAACCGAAAAAAGATCAACGTCCCTTCACAGTCGCTGAGGCTCGTGAGGTGCTCCTCTGGTTGTGTGATATTGAGGAAGGGACATTCGATACCCCTGCGGATCGTAGGATCAAGTCAGTGATTCGCAAGCTGGAACAGTTGTATCCTGAGGTCGATTACTGTAACGAGGTGGCTCGTGGCAGTGCTAAAGTGTTTGGTGAAGAATGAATAACACCACTCGTGCTCGTGATCATCGTCGTGCCCTCGTGAGGCAGCGTGAACGTCTCAACCAGCAGACGAGGATCGACCTCGCCCGCACGTACACGGAGATGTATGGGAGGCCGCTCCCACCTCACAAGGGCGTGAGGAGTCTCATCAGGGAGACATTTGATGTGCTGCCCCGCTGATTGTAATCGTTCACGTCCAGATCCAAAGGACTGGATCATCTGTGGTGATTGCGAGGAGGTTACCACTGTTGCGAAACCTGTCACACGGAGTAAATACATGAAATCACTACTGCTCTCACTTATCATGATCACCGAGGCGATCGTTGGGATTGCAACATTCTACTACGTGTGGAATCTCTGGCCCACATCATGGATGGCGTACATCGTCTTTAGCATCGTCGCCAGTGGGCTTATGTACTGTCGGATGAAGATCATCTTTGGTACTCTCCAAGCGTATATGGAGAGTGTGAACAGCTTTGTGGGAGAGTCAGGGTTGAAGATCGAGGAACTCTCAGAGCGCCTCCACACGATTGAACGGAGGGTGAAATGACCACGCTGACATGCCCTGTTCACAAGGTACCAATGATCCTCAAAGACCACTGCGACGACGGTGATATTGGTGGTATACAGTACTGGGATGATTTCTACACCTGTCCGATTGATGGCTGTGATGAGGACGACTGGGTGTCGTGGAGAGAGGACAGTCGTGAAAAAAAACAAGAGTAAACGGAGACGTTGAAATGAATGACATCATCACGACAAGTTGGCACTCGTACCCCTCGATCTACCACATCGGGCACAAGGCCGCATCCGTACTCCTCGATCAGGACGTGATTGTGGAGGAAAAAATCGATGGCAGTCAGATATCATTCGGGTGGTTCCCGGAGCTTGCTAACGATGGCGAGTCTGCGTTGCGGATCAAGTCAAAGGGAGCCATCATCTACCCGGAGACACCTCCAGCGATGTTCAAGAGTGCTGTCGAGACCATTGTGAATAGTGCTCGCATCCTCCATCCTGGATGGACCTATCGTGGGGAGGTCCTCGCCAAGCCGAAACACAATACCCTCGCGTACGATCGTATCCCTCTTCAGGGGATCATCATCTTCGACATCAACTCGGGGGAGGAGCAATACCTTTCATGGGAGTGCAAGATGGCTGAGGCGGCTCGCCTTAATTTGGAGTGTGTGCCCAGACTGTTTCAAGGGCTTATCACAAGCTACGACCAGTTCGTCCCGTTTCTCCAGACCACCTCCTGCCTCGGGGGACAGAAGGTTGAGGGAGTCGTCATCAAACCTGTGAATTACGATGTCTACGGGGTGGACAAAAAGGTCGTGATGGCAAAGTACGTCTCCGAGGAATTCAAGGAGGCCCACTCGAAAGCGTGGAAGGTCGGCAATCCTGGGAGGAGTGATGTCATCATCTTTCTCCAGGATAAGTACAACGTCCCCGCACGATGGAACAAGTCTATCCAACACATGACTGAGGACGGGCTCCTCGAAGGAGTACCGAGGGATATCGGGAAGTTGATCGCTGCCATCCAACAGGATGTCGAGAAGGAGGAGAAGGATGACATCAAGGAACAGTTGTGGCGTCACTTCTGGCCCCATATTCGGAGGGGGATCACACATGGGTTCCCCCAGTACTATAAGGATCTCCTCTTGAGGCGGACCTTCGAGACGACTGAGGTTGCTCCCCCATCGACCGAGGGTGCAGCGATCGAGGTGGCTGAAGATGATGGGAACCCTATCCATGTGGGTGAGGTCGGATGACGTGGCCCGCAGTGTTCGTGGTGATCTGGGTGATCGTCGCCCTCGGCGTGTTTATCGTGATCATGCGAGGGGGTCAGGAGTAGATGGTGTTCATCCTGATCATGACCGGTGATCCCAAGGGTGGGAGGAATAGACATTCGATCCTTCTTGACTTGCGTCTCTGGAAGGTACACATCATCATTGATCGATGGATGGACAAGTGAAGTATCCCATCACACCGCCTGTGAGAAAAGCCATACAGAAACTCCAATACCTTCTTGAGGATCATTACAGTCGTCTGTGTGATCCCGAGTGTGAAGGACGGTGCAGGGTGTGTCCCGCACAGGTCATAGAGGAGGTCATAAAGGAATTGCAATCATCCCACGAGGAGGAACCATGACACTTCATGAAACACTCGTAGAACTGCTAGTCCTGCTCAAGCACGAACACCTCAAACGAGGGCCGGTGATCGTGGATCTGGATCGTCACGCCCTCTCGTCCTGTGACGTGTGTGATCGTATCACTGTGTTGGAACGTGATCTCAGTAGAAGGGAACCATGATCGCCCGTGCCTTCTCATTCCATCTTCGTCCTCGTGTCTGTAGCAGGGTGGTATTCTGGTTATGGTGGTGTGTACAGGTGTAGATAACAGGTGTGGTACATGTACAGTACATGTACATCTCACCATTCGATAGGAGGGTCAACAATGCTCGAACTCGTGACAGCAAAACCGGAACATCCACTCATTCCGGTGACGACAAAAATCTTCGTTTACGGCACCCTGATGACAGGATTTGGCAACAACCGCCTCCTGCGATCATCGAAGCTGCTGAGGACTGCGACGACGCGGCCGGAATTCACCATGTTGCATCTTGGTGGATTTCCTGGGATTGTGAGAGGAGGAGATACCGTGATTCATGGGGAGGTATGGGAGGTGGATCAATCCACTCTTCATGATCTCGATCGATTGGAGAGCCATCCGAACTTCTATCGTCGTGAGGACATTACATTGAGTGATGGGGAAGACGCACAGGTCTATGTGCTACCACAACATTGGTTGAGTCAGGGAAATCGTATCATTTTGAGTGGGGATTGGAGGAATCATTATGGCCGGAACCACTAAGCGAACAGCACAGAGTCCAGTCCCAACAAGGAGTCCAAGCACTTACACGGTGGGTCAGCCCATCATTACACCACCCAAGCCACCAGTGATCCCTCCTCCTCAGAAGCCAACATGGCTCAGTCCCTCTGTCAATCTTGGGTGCGATCCAGAGTTGTTTATTGTGAATAAGCAGGGGGTGGTGGTGGGATCGGAGCGTGTACTGCTAGGGGGGCTGAACGTTGGTAGTGATAGCAGTATCGTGACAGACGGTGTGCAGGTAGAACTTCATCCACATCCTGGTTCGTGTCGGGAGGGGTTATCATTTCGGATCCAGCAATGCGTCCTGGATCTGGATACGTACATCAAAAGCCGACCAGACCTAAAGGGGCTCAGGCTGAGTTTTGATCCGATGGTCGAGGTCGCGAGGGAGGAACTCGAACGTCTCAGCCCGAAGGCGCAAACACTGGGCTGTCAACCATCCCTCAACATCTACGGACACAAGACGAAGGAGGTCAATGGGATGGAGTACCGGAAGCGGAGTGCTGCCGGGCATATCCATCTTGGGATGGACATGGAACCCTTCAACCTCACACAACTCATTCCACTCCTCGACTTGTTCGTCGCGAATACCTGTGTCCTCTTCGATCGGGATCCCGCATCACGGGAACGGAGGCAACTGTATGGGAAGGCAGGTGAGTATCGACTTCCTTCTCATGGTCTGGAATACCGGGTGTTGAGCAATTTCTGGCTGAGGCACTACTCATTGATGTCGTGTGTGTTTGGGCTTGCGCGACAGGCGGTAGTGATTTTGTACACGGCAGGCCGCGGAAACGCAGACGGCTACTGTGTTGACGGATACACACGGATGACGAAGGATCTCGACACGGACTCCCTCCAACATGCGATCAACGAGAACGACTATGACGTGGCGAAGGGCCTCTACGAGAAGCATGTCAAGCCTGTGTTGATGGAGACATTCAGCTACAGCGGCCTCTGGAGCGACAATGTTGAGGCGTTCGATCACTTCGTCTCGAAGGGGTTGTCGTATTGGTTTCCACCGGATATTGATCCTGTCGTGAATTGGCAGCATCGGTACGCGCACACGGAATATGAGAGGTCTCAAGTAGGATGGGAAGGATTCCTCAATGGTATAGTCACAACTGATATGCAGGAGAGTAAGAAAGGTGTGATATGTCCTCAGTAGAACAGATCGATATCGAGAAGGGCGGAGAGACCGTGATCAGTATCGGGACAAGCAGGGATATTGAGGGCATCCGTGTCACGGTGAAGGTCGTTCCCCTCATCGAGGAGTTCTTCCGTCACTGGGCGATCGACCAAAAGATCGATATGTCCGTGTCACTTGGGCGTCTGTGGATTCCAAAGTCTGGAGCCCTCACGGCATGGATGCTCCCTGATGGGACCATCTCGTATGAGAACCCATATGATCTCAATTCACTTGGGAGCAGCCTGCTTAGTGAGCCCATCAACCTCTCATTCCTCAGGCTTGTCGGTGCCAGTGGGCCTGAGGGCGTGACGTTTGTGTCTGAGGAGGTCGCATCTCGTGAACAACATGATCGCCTCAATGACCGTATCACGAGGATGGCTGCTCGGTTCTTCACTGACTACCTGAAGCCTGTCAAGGCACAGATTACGGTGTCGTCGTACACCAAGATATAGGAGGAGCAGGGTGGCGAAGAAGCGCGTCAGGATTGATGGTATCCCAAACCGTATCGACACGGTGGGAATCGAGTTGGAGGGAGGGTGGGACAAACTCCCAAAGGGTGTCAAACTCCTCAGAGATGGGAGTCTGGTCTTCCCACGACCGAAGTTACCTCCTGGTATAGGATTCGATGATGGGAACAACCGTTACGTGAACATGAGGACGATGGAACCTGTTGATCTCCCTGCGGATGTGGGGATGGCCTATCCAAAGGTTGGGATTGGTGAGATCCCTCTCGGTCCTTTTGCCGTGATAACTGATGAGTTGGAACGAGCGATCATGAAGTACTATCCCCACCACGTGAACGAAACGTGTGGGTTACACGTTCATATGGGATTGGTCAATCGCTTGAATTACCAACGCCTCATGACCCCTCGATTCACGATGGAGATGGTGGTGAGACTCCTCGACTGGGCAGGAACGGAGCGATTGGCAAAGGATCACCCTATCTGGGATCGACTGACGAGGAAGAATCACGATCACTGTGCTCATCAGTACTGTGGCGATGAACAGGTAAAAATAGAGAAAAAAGATTTCCACAGTCGGGGAAAGCCTCACAATCGCTATACTGCCCTCAACTACTGTTTTGCACAACATCGAACGGTCGAATGTCGTCTCCTCCCCATGATGGAGACGCCGGAACAAGCCACTCGGGCAGTGAGGACAGTCTTGAGCATCACGAATCAGTTCCTCTCCAAGATGCGTGAGAGAGAACCACGGAAATTGGCACAGGTCGCTCTCGGCGCTGCTGAGATCAACCATTATCAGGAGAGGATCTAATCATGTGCGTGATCATGGTGGCGAACGGGGATACGAGAATCACCGAGGATAGTGTAAAGAAGGGGTTTGAGAAGCATCCCTCCGGGGCTGGAGCAGCATGGCTGGAGGAGAAGGACGGGAGGAAAGCTGTCCGGTGGAGTAAAGGGCTGACCCTTGAGGAGGTCGTGACTCTGAACAAGACAATCCCTCTCCCGTACGTGCTGCATTTCAGGAATCCATCTGTAGGTACTGCGCTTGGGCCATTTGGGTGTCATCCATTCCCTATCAGCCCTGACGCTGATACGACGTTGGAGGGGACAATCGATGGTGCTGTCTTGTTCCACAATGGGATGTGGAGTGATTGGAAGAACAAGATCATCGAGTTGGCCTGTAAGGTGCCGTTCAAGCTCCCTACTGGGTCGTGGACAGACACGAGGGCACTAGCCTTGGCGTCCAATTATCTCGGTCTCGGGTTGTTGGAGTTGATCAACGAAAAGGTGGCGGTGTTCAAGACAGATGACATCGAATTGTTTGGTGATTGGACATACGATGATGGGGTGTGGTACTCCAATACGGAGTGGAAACATGTATCTCACTATCTGACACCACCGTTCTCAATGGGGGGCCATCGAGGGGGTAGAGGTGCCTCCGACCAGACATCGTTTCGAGGAACTGGAGGATCTGCTGGCTACTGGAAGGATCGGGAGAAAGAAATACAATCGACTGATGCGGCAACTTCTGGCACAGGCGACGGGACGATCACACAAACGCAAAAGGTCACGGCGCTAGCCCAACGTGACAAGCACTGTGCCTGTGGGAAGGTGGCGGGAATTTGGACAACCTCCAATAATGTGGCTCAGTGTTGGGATTGCTACCAGAAGAAGCCAGCTGTGCTCACAATCCACTCAAAAAGTGGGATGTGTGATTTCTGTGATCCCAAGGATGTTCACAACGCCAATCATCGTCTGGCAGGCACGTTTGAATGGATCTGCGGTACGTGTTGGATGAAGAAGGATCGCCCGAGGATTATGGGTACAGCTGTTGAGTTGACTGACATCGAGGAGTTGAAGCGACGTGAGAAAATCCGTGATGCCAGCAAGAGGGGCATCCAGATTGTGTGTCAGATGTAAGGGAGATGTCAATGACCAATCCGGAGATGGCGTTCGTTCTGATAGCTGTGTTTGTAGGACTGGTAACCTTGCTGGTTACCGGCATATGTATCTATGCCTTGAGGAAATAACCCATGCTGAGACTCACACCAAAACAAGGAACCATACTTCTCACTGAGTTGGAGGGGATGGTTGATCATCTCCACCCAGACGCGCAAGCTGTCCTCACGCAATTGCGAGAGCAATTGGATCATCCCACGCATGATGTGGATCTGATCGATCGCCTTGCAACCATCGGCAGGCGGCAGAAGCCAGGGAGTGGGTTTTCCAGTCAACTTCTCACAACCATTCGGAGGGCAATCCTGTCACCTCGTGAAGTCAATGGACTTGTGAGATTGGCAACGACGATGGCCTGTGATCACTGTCAACAGATGTTTGTAGAGAATGAGGGGGTAGTCGTCGCTGAAGGTTCGATTCTCTGTACGGGGTGTCGGATCATACAAGTGGTAAGATGTTCTGAAGGACACACGACTGGGGTCAAGCTGTCTCGGATCAAGTGTAAGACGTGTGATGACATTTACAATGGGAGACCAATACCTGTTGAGGTGGAGGCCCCTCCAATCGGTGGGGAGGCAGCATTGGACTTTGGTGCCGTAGGTACTAGTGTGATGGAGGAAGGAATTGACATGCCACCGCCGTTATCACGTGCTACTCGCAATGTTGTGTTTGACAGTAATGGATGGCGCATACTACAGGCTCCACAGGCTCCTCAGGGTAATTCAAGACCTACTGTAACTCCAAGAGATACTCCTGCGTTCGCTCCACCAGCATCACGTCGCTCGAACCAGTCTATTTTTACCAATATTGAACAGATGACGGAGAGAGCCCCTCGTTCACTGGCCCAAGTCGTCAGAGACATGGACCGCGAGGGCCGCGATGAGAATCGCTGATCTCGAAACGCTCACCTTCGTCAAACGGAAGCAACCACTTCTGCTTCCTCCTGGACGAACCGACGTTGATGGTGAAGCTGAAGAGGAATTTGAGAAGGATGATGGGGATATCGCTGATGATGCCCTCCATCACTCAACGGTACTGCTGGACGGGTGCTACAAGATTTTCGACTCATTGGTGGATGTCTACCTGACAGACGTTGCCACCATCCCGACGCCGATCATTGCCAAGATGGACAAGATCATGGACGCCATCAATGAATTCATGGTAACGTATAGCATCACGTTCGATGAGGACGAGGAGACATAGAGGGTGGCGATCTATATCTACAGACCTGTTCCATCGGAGAGTGCGAGGGCGCTGGCTGCTGCTGTCGAGGGGAGAAAAGTCAGTCACATCCCGAAGAAGCTGATCCGACAAGATGTCGTCATTGGGTGGGGTGTGAGAGTACCTGCACTGAGATGCAAAGTCCTCAATGGGATCCTGGTAAGGGGAAAGTTTACCGATGCGGAGATCCTCACGAACGCTGGTGTGCCGACGATCACGGTGTCGAGGACACATCAAGATGGATGGATTGGACGATCAAATCACCACGTCGGTGGGAATGATCTCCTCTGGCCTCCACGAACGGTGGATTATTGGGTGAAACGTGAGGAGATTGTTAAGGAATTTCGCGTGCATTCCTTCAAGGGACGATCACTGAGGGCCGGGATCAAGGTGCATCGCACGGGGTTCGAGACCCCTCATGAGTGGATTCGCTCGTGGGATGGTGGATGGAGGATCAGCTACGATGGTGAGTCAGTGAAGCAGAAGCATCGTGATCTCGCACACAGGGCAATTGAGGCGCTTGGGCTGGACTTTGGTGCTGTCGATATTGGGCAGTTGAAGGATAAGACATTGATCGTATTGGAGGTCAATCGGGCACCTGGAATAGAAAATGGCACAGTGGGGGTGTATGCCAAAGCGATTCGGGAGTGGGCCGACAGTAGGGAGGTCGAGTGAAACGATTCCTTCTCGTGAGGAGTGAGGACATTTCAGGCGTGAGTGGGACGGGAGTAGTCGCGGAAGGTGTAGAGTTCCATGATGGACAATGTGTCCTCAGTTGGTTAGGCAGGTTCCATACAATCGAGGTCGTTCCTACGATCGAGGCGGTGGTTCCTCCGATTGAGGCCATTGAAACGATTCACGGACACGAGGGGCGGACACGGATTCAGTGGCTCGACACGGATGAGCCGGTAGCGTGAGGAGGTTAATCATGACAGTCAAAGAGTTTTTCCTGGGAAAGTCGGTGATCACGGAAGATGATGTGATCACATCCATTCGATCCCTTCAGAACATCCAGGAGGGGATCGTGTTGTCAGCGTTACTCCAGTTGACGCCGGAGAGACGGAAACATGTGATCGGGATCATCACACGGTTCAATGAGGATCCTGATCGGACGACGGTAATCCTGAAGTCCCTGTTGGCGAAGCAGCGTGAACGGATTGATATGGCCGTGCAGCGGGCGGAGGAATTGAAGAAGCATACCATTACGGCTATCGCGCCAATGGGAATGATACAATGACATTTGAACAGGTCATGGAGAGGCAGAGGAGAATCGAGGCGGGTGAGCGGTTCCGGGATAGTGAGGAACGACCAGTCGTGGTGTGGTCTGGAGGAGAGTTACTCCCAGACCGGGCGAGTAAGGAGGATGAATTGTTAAAGTTGATGCCCTCGTTGGATCCCGACGATGAACCGGAACCACCGAAGAGGAAGTACACATTCACGGGAAGGCATGTGGGAGAGTTCAAAACCAAGCTACCATCTCCTGGTATTCAGGAGATTCCGAAGGAGTCCGTATGACGATTGAACAGGCTGAGAAGATGTTGAGGGAGTTTGGGGTGTTTCAGAAGGATGTCGGGGTGAGCCTCGATCTTCTGGAGGACAAGATAGATGGGCTGAACAGTCAGCTCAACGAGTTGGCAGAGCAGCTTGAGGACGTGATTGGACGGTTCGAGGATGAGCTTCGATCGTCGGTGTATAGGGAGGATGTGTAGGAGGGGGTATGACTGAACTTCATCATACACAGTGTTGTGGTGTTGGGGAACTGTCAGGGATTAGTTATGATAAACCTCAACCACGAACTGTGCTCTGCCAGACAGCCAATAGAATCCTCGATAGTAGGGTTGGGCTGGTCACGTTTACAGGGGTGATTCCCAAGCAACCCAAGAAACGATTTGTCACAGCCACTGACTATGGTCGAGTGTTGGCGAGGTACATTGAGGATCAGAAGCTTGGGAGCGTGAGGCGTTCGCATGTCTTCATCAATCCCAATACAAAGCATCGTATTGTCCATTTCGCGTGGGCAGTTGATCGGGGGAGGCTCAAAGCGTGGCTAACCAAGCAGAGAAAGACGAATTCGACCGCTGGCGCGCATGGTTGAAGCGGGAGGTCAATGCTGCCGCTGACGAGGCGTCCTCTCTGTGGGAGCTTGACTGTGGATGTCGGGTCTATCTGGATGGGACGTTGGTGACGTGTCCCAACCATCGACCAGAGGACGCAGCGACACCGGCTTGAGGAGGGCTGTATGAAGAAGCAACGACCCCTGCCCCCCGAGGTGCAGGACTTAGCGCGGGCGAGATTGATTGCCGCTGCCCCTGATCTGCTGGAGGCGCTAAAGGAATGGCTGACGCACGAGCAGACGTGCATGTTGCTCGGCGTGGACGGGGCCTGCGGCGAATGCGTGCAGTGCGTGTCCATGGCGGCAGTCGCCAAAGCGGAAGCGGAATCGCCGCAGCAACATGGCAATTGATCGCCTCCATGCTGAGCGAACCAAGTTCCAGGCAGAGCACACACACCTGAGGGCGGCCGTGGCCCAGGTGCGGGATGCGATGAACGCAGACGTGGCGGACGGGCTAGAACACGAGGACGACAGTCTCGATATCATGATCGTGGCAGCGTGGCGTGATGCCCTGACGGCGGCGCTCACGGAGGAGTTATGAGATACGAGTTACGACAGGCTATTGAATCGTGGGAGAGAGAAGTCAGCGTGGAACAGATCCGCTTGATTGCGCGTGGTGTCTCACCCTATGCAGCGGCACAGCAAGCCACTGATAGAGTCAGTGCCAGACGTGCTGCTCGTGCGGCAGTTGACGTGATCACGGAGGTTTCTCAGCAAACCAAGGAGTGAGTATGAGCAATTTTTGGGATTTCCTCACCCCCGCTGATCTGATCAATCGCTGGAAGACGGAAGAGGATCGTCTCAAGGATGAACAAGCAGCGTGGCTTCAACGGGAGCTTGATTCCCTCGATCGCCTCGATCGAGTCTGTTCTCAGTGTGGTCGCGGTCCTGGCGCGCACGACGACACTGGGAAGTGTTGCCCATCCTGATGTGTCATCTCCGCGCGAGGGAGTGCCAGGAGCCAGCATAGCGGGTGTGAGCGAGGGCTCGGAGCGTAGCCCAAGCGGAGCGTAGAGGCCGGAGCGGGAAGGCTCCGCCTCCCTGTCGTGACACAGGTGTGTCGTGTCTAAATGCACTATAGGGAGGTTGACACACCCCTGGAAAATGGCTGTAACCTATTGAAAACAATGGACTTCGAGTGTGTCACTTTCCGTCGAAATCCGTGTGTCGTGACACACCCCATATTTTTCAACGACTTACAAGGAATTTGCACGAAATTGCACAACATCAGTGACACACCTGTGGAGGGGACATGAACACGCGAGTGGACCGGATGGAATTAGCAAAGGACTTGACACGGAGGAGCCCCTGTCGAGTACAGGTGGCAGCCGTCATCACTGATCCCTGTGGGAGGGTCGTGAGTTGGGGGTGGAATCACCCTGGATTGGATGGGATGGGGCTCCATGCAGAGGAGCATGCCATCATGAGAGCCAACCGGAAGCGTCTCAGGGGCTCCACGTTGACCGTAGCGGGGCGGAGGAATGGGAGTTGGGTCTACTCTCGGCCATGTGAAGATCGTTGCCTACAGGTCATCCTGGCAAGCCAGATAGCCAGTGTAGAGTTTATTGACAAGCACGGGGCGTGGAGGATCCTAGAATGATGAGGATGATTGAGAGGATCCTAGAATGGTGGTTGGGAGATCCTGTGCAGAACCGTGCATTCCCCGGTACCGTGGATGTTGTGGCTCCAATCGTGGTGGATTGGATCTACATGAAGGAGCACGATGACAATCAGATGAAGGTGATTGAGGATCTTCCTGTACATGCACCTCTTGAGACCGTCCCCACACCCAATCCGTGGCGTGATGCCGTCATCGATGCGTGTGTGGTTGATTGGATCTACACGAAGGAACATGATGACAATCCGAGGAAAGCGATTGGGGACCTCATCGTTCATAATCAACGTCTGGCACTCGATCCTGCTGTCTCAGCGGAGGCGGCTGAGTTGCACAGACAGATCGCGTCCCTCACTGGGGAAGTGACACATCTCCAAGAGGAGGGACAGAGGATACGAAATCATGTCGTGGCGATTATGAGGGCCACGGACACTCCCCCTAATGGGTTTGATCCTCAGTGGCAGTTGAGTCAATTGGTGGATGATCTGGATCGTGTGTTTGGGAGGTAGGGATGCCACTTTACGTGTATACATGTGCAGCCTGCGGGAAGTTGTATGAAGTACTGGCGCCCATGACGGACCATTTGGAGGATGTACCGTGTACGTGTGGGCACATGGCACAAAAAGTGGTGACGGCTGCCTCCCTGCGATTCAAGGGTAAGGGGTGAACGAAGAAAGGCATGTGATGCTCCGAGAGAAACTCGATGCACTTGTGACACGGTGGTTTATCTATGGAGGAGAAGCACGTGATCTACGGATTCGTGCTCTGAAACGGGAGGATGATGCACAGGCAGACGTTGCAGAAGCAGAGGAACGTGTATTTGCTTTGTGTGCAAAGCAGTTGTTGGATGTGTTGGATGATGATCATAGCTGTACCTAAAAGAATCTTTACTATTATCGCACGTTCCTGTTCACCTCCTCTATGCCTTGGGCATGTGCGTATACTATCGTGGGCATCACCAAGAGGTATCAATGAAGATTATTATTACGTCGGTCTCACATCGGAACTCGACATGCGATTATACTGTCGTCGAATGGAACAATATCTGTCAAAGAGAATAGGTGGATGGCCGTGATGCACAGAGAAAAGATTGATAAGCTAGAGTTTGTCGCTGGAATACTACTTGCTATCTTCTTAGTAGGTTCATGGTTGGGTTTTGGTTTCCTCGTGGTGTGGTTGTGGTTGGGATTACGACTATGACAAGACAGCACGCTGAGCAGCAGACCATCCTCCGTGCCACAGTAGGGTCCACAGTTCATGGAATCAACATCCAGGATGGCATCGAGGACCGAGACGAGATGGGAATCTGTATTGAGTCGATGGATGAGGCGATGGGGATTGGGGCTCCGTTTGAACAATACGTCTATCGCTCAGCCCACGAGAGGACTGGGAAACAGGATGAGCCATCACAGGCAGGGGACTTGGATCTGACCATCTATAGTTTGAGGAAATACATCCGTCTCGCTCTCAAGGGGAATCCCACGGTACTCACCTTACTGTTCGTACCGAATGATCAGCTGATCATAGCAGATGCGAGGGGGATGGGACTGAGGGAACTCACACCTTACATCGTGAGCCGGAAAGCTGGAGGGGCCTTCCTGGGGTATCTTCATGCTCAACGTCAACGACTGCTAGGCGAGAGGGGGAATGGAGGACATGGACAACCGAGGCGAGGGTTGGTTGAGGCGTTTGGGTACGATACCAAGTACGCCAGTCACATGCTCCGTCTGGGGTTACAGGGGATTGAGTTGATGAAGACGGGGCAGTTTACCCTCCCAATGCCGGAGATGGAGAGGGAGTACATTCGTGCAGTGAGGCGTGGAGAAAAGGCGTTGGACGCCGTCTTGACAGATGCAGGACGGTTCGAGGATGAATTGAAGGATCTGCGTGAGACATCTCCACTTCCCGAAGAACCTACCATCGAACCCGTGGAGGACTGGATGCTGAGGACGTACTTTTATTCCTGGTCAGCGAGGCGTGCTCATGACTTTCCGCCTTTGGACTAAGAGGAGATGTACAGGGTGTGACCGAGTGTATCGCACCGTCCGATGGAGGATGACAGCAAGGAAGGTCACGTTCTGTTCAGAACAGTGCTCAATCGTGTGGGCACGGGGATGGAATGCGGCGTATCGACTCTATAACTGGAGAAGGAGGGTAGGATAATGTGGGTTGCATGGTTTTTCTTGACGTTCGGGGCGACGGCCCTCGTGTGCTTGGGGATGCAGGAACCGTTAGGGTGGATCAATGTGGTGACGTCTGCCCTCGTGGCGACGGTGGTGTGGTATTTTGCGGAGGCAGGTGAGGATGAGGAGGAGGAATGATGTTCTACGTGTTGGTTTTCATTGGGTCATTCGTTGGAACAATCATTGGTGACATGATTACTGGAGTATCATTTGGCTTGCACAATATCATCATCACACTCATTGTAGGGACAGTGATGAACATTCTATACGCATGGGCACGACGATGAGTTGGGGCCTGCGGAGTCAGCTTGACGAACTCAGACAGGATCTGTCTGATTGCACAGATGCACATGATCGGTTGAAGAAATCACTGGAGGAGATTCGCTCGACTGATGAACATGATTCGCTTGGGAGAGCGATCACGATCGCATCAAAAGCACTAGGAGTAACAACAGTGCCATTCAATGCGTTGCTGTGTATCCATTCGGAATCAGATTATAGAGATGTGAAGGCTGAAAATAGAAAGCTCCGAGAAGCCCTTGCGCGCCTCATCGGAGCCGCTGAAAACGAATATCCTGATGGTGATTCAAAAGCAGTCGTTGCTGCTCGGTCCTTACTTAACAGCCTTCGCCGGATATAACCCCCTCTTGGCATCACTCAAGCTCACCCCATGATGCTCCAGCCATCGTCGAATGACTGATGTCGCGGTGTCTTCATTCTTCCCAGTCAACTCAGCGAGGGCGCGTCCATGTCCACGGAGGGTCTCCAGGAGGGGGTTGTTGAGGACCTGTTGGATCTCGGTGTGATGTTCGGTGGGATCGGGGAACCAGAGGATCGTATTCGATTTCTCCCCCACGATCACTTGCTTTTTAAGTTTGATCGATCCTTGTTCGACGGAGCGACCTGCGTACTTGAGGCGTGCGGGCGTGAGTTGGAGGACACCATCCATCTCACCAACCACAGCCGTTGAGCCTCGGTGACCTGAGATCACATCTCTCTCCACGTCGGGTTGAGGCTTGCTATCGTGGCTGATGAGGAGCACAGCGGCGGGATGACAGGCTTTCTTGATGTTGTTCATGACCTGTGTCATGGGGGTGGAGGAATTCTCATCCCCCGTGTGGAATTTGCGGAGGGTATCGACGATGACCAGGACGGGATCATGGTCCCTCACGAGCTTGAAGATGATGTCAGTCGTGCGGGGTTGGAGGATGTCAGGGGGATAGCATTGGAGTTCTTCGCCGAGATATTCCGTGTCGACGATACAGAGGTTGTCGGAGTTGAACACCTGTCCGTTCTTCCGGAGGGTCACGAAACGATCGGCCCACGTGGCGCGAGGGGTATCGATCTGTATATAAAGGACACGCCCGTGTGTCACGACGGGAAATCCCAAGAAATCTTGGGCATCTCCGGACACGGCTTGGGCGAGTTGGATGGCGAGACTCGATTTTCCGACCTTCGCAGGGCTGTACAGGAGTCCCTTCCCGGAGATTGGAATCAAGGGTTTTAACACCCAGAGATTATGGTCTCTCGGGAGGTTGAGGTAGGTATCGAGGGTAATCAGCGACATGCGACCCCGACTGGAAAGATTGCTGGAAGGATGCTATCCATGAACAATCCTGTGAGTGGTCGTCAGCCCGTGTGACCGTCGAGGGCAGATGTGAGTTGGAATCTTGGGATGATAGCATGAACGGGAGGAGATTGTCAACGCGATGAAACACCCAGATTGTCCGTATTGTGGGAAAGCCGCGAAGCGACAGGTCCCCCTCATTGTGATGTCAGGTCGAGTCGTCGATTGGTGCTGCATCTCGTGTTGTTGGGGAATGTTGAAGGATGGGTTTCTGAGGGCCGACCAGGGGACACCGGAGGAGCGGATGAAGGAGGATGTGCAATGGTGAGGTTTGTGATGAACAGGGATTTTGATGAATTGATGGATTTACTCAATAAAATTGACGATTTCCTTAATGATCAAGCGGATGCGAGTAGCGACGACTTCCCCCCACTACCGTGGGAATCACATGATCCCACAGCCTTGAGGCCCAACAGGGCTATGCGGTTGCAGATGGATGTACGTGAAATCATGAGCCGGTTGCAGGGGGCTTGACAATCCCGGCTCGCTCGTGCTACGATTCGGCATCCACCAAAAATTTCGCCCGCCCGATCGCGGGGATCACTCGATCGCGGGCATCCACATTGAAGGAAGGTAGCCGCATGATCTGGCTTGGCATCACTATACTGACTGTGATTATTATTGCCTTGCTGGTACCACCAAGAGGGCCTGATGGATATACGTAAACATCCGTATCTAGATAATTACTTTGATTCATTATATGATGGTTGGCACATCATAGTCAACATTCTGTTGACGATATGGGGCCTCCTGTCAGTCGGTACACTATTTATGATGATGGGGATTCTCTTGCCGATTGTCTTGATTGGCAAAGTGTTTGGAGGGAGGCATGAGAGTCAAGTTGTGCAAAGGTGAGAAGGAACTCGATTTCTTCATGGCCTCAATTCTTCCTCGTCATGGAGCGATTGTCGTCACGTACGGACATGATAAGTGGAACCACTCCATCAACCTCTATAGGATTTACTACCACCTCCTCCCGACAGAGATTCCCCTCGATCTGGAGCACGAATGAAGATCATCGCAACCGCTGACCTGCACGGTCAACTCCCACCTCCCTGTGAACCGTGTGATCTCCTCATCATTGCTGGAGATATCTGTCCAGACAATCGTCCCATTGTGAGGCAGGGGGAATGGTTGGAGAGGGTGTTCATCCCTTGGTTGAAAGCACAACCCGCAGTGAAGATTGTCGGGATCTGGGGGAATCATGATTTCATAGGGCTTCCGAAGTATGCAGCCAATCGTCCCGAGTTGTCTGGATATATTGAGATGTTGACAGACGAGACCACAGTCGTCAACGGGTTGATGATCTACGGATATCCATGGACACCAGGACCTCCCACAATGCCAAAGTGGGCATTCATGCACGTCGGAGATACTCCCATGACACTGGTTGGTGAGATTCCTCACAATCTGGATATCCTCATCTCTCACGGCCCACCTTATGGCTATCATGATGTGGCTCCAACACCAAATGATGATGGCGACTTCCATGTCGGCTCGAAGAACCTTCTCTTGTGGTGTCGAGAGATCACGCCGAAGCACCTCGTATGTGGTCATCTCCATGGTGGGAGAGGATCGAGTCAGGCTGATTGGGGAGGCATGGTGTGGAATGTGGCGAGCGTGGATGATCGATACAACCCTTACCCTGAGAGGTACATGGAGATCACAATTGACTAAGACGAAAGCACACCTCGCGGCAGGATCATGTGTTGTAGGATTCCTCCTGTTCATCATCCTTCTTTTCATACAACACCCACTTGCCTTGTTTGTCATGATAGGAACAATCATCACAATGACCTATATTGGCCTCTACGCCACCTTCGTCTCATGAGCACATCGCCACTCATCTACTACTCCAACTCCGGGGTGCAAGAGGACTGGACGTGTCCTCGTTCCCGCTACTGGGGACATGAGTACCAGGGTGTCGGCCTTCAGACCGGAGAGACATCCCTCGAATACCTGATTGGGCAAGTCCTCCATGATGGTCTCGCTGCGATTGCACGGGATGTCCCGATTGATGATATCGCTGGAGCCGCGTTCCAGCAGATTCGAGGGACACTCCTCGATCAGATGGGCGGAGAGATGGATGCAGACATCTTCGCATCTGAGCAGGCAACCCTGACTGAGGGGATGTTGAGGGGCTATCACAAGCACGTCTGGCCGAGGTTTCGACAACAGTTTCCTACCCTCGTGGGTCATGAGAAGGAACTGATCTACACCCACGATGAGATCTTCAGGTTCATGGCGAAGCCCGACCTGCTTCCGAGGGATGTCGAGGGAAATCTCTGGTACGTTGAATATAAATCGACCTCCTCCAAGAAAGAGGAATGGATCAACTCCTGGTCGACGGCTGTGCAGTTGCATTCCTCGGTGAGGGCCGTTGAGCAGTTGCTTGGGGAGAAGGTGATGGGGGTGATTGTACAGGGATTCTATAAGGGGTACGTCTCGTACGGGAAACAAACAAGTCCCTTCTGTTATGGTTACTATTCCCCTGCCAACCCTCCCTTCACACAAGCTCGATGGAGCTATGAATACAAGCAGGGATTGAAGAAATATCCCATCTGGGAGCGACCAGGAGGAGTGAAGGCATGGATTGATGGGATGCCGGAGGGGATGCTGGCTGAACAGTTCCCCCAGACACCTCCCATCTTCCTGAAGGAACACCTGATTGATGCGTTCTTCCGGCAACGGGTGGTGAGGGAACGTGAGATTTATCAGGGGTCGTCGGAATTACGTGATCCCCACACCGCTAGTTACATGGGATCGAGAATCCTCGATGCAGTCTTTCCACAACGTTTCAATCAGTGCATCCCATCCTTCGGGAGGCCCTGTAAGTTCAGGAAGCTCTGTCATGGGCCGGAGGGTGTGGATCCCCTCGCGTCAGGGTTTGTCTTGAGAGATACGAGTCATCGAGCAGCATGGATTGGAGAGGAGCCGGTACATGAAGAAGGGTAGACGGATCACATTTACTGTGACAGCGGCAGACATCAAGAAGGGTAAACGCTTTCGAGTGTGTTCGTGTCCGGTAGCATTGGCAGTCAAACGTCGGTTACGGTTGAAGCGAGTGTGGGTTGATCCATGGGCGGTTCAATTGGGGCAAAGAGGTTATTATGAACGGTTTCCATTACCTATGAAAGTACGCAAATGGATTGCTCGTTTCGACGATGGAAAGCCTGTCAGGCCCATGACCTTTACTGGTGTTCCCATGAAGTCACTCCAAGTAGAGTACATCAATGAGACCACGTAAAGGATATCGACTTATACGATGTGATGTCTGTCAGCGCAACAGGCACTGCTGGCGAACACAGATGTTGCCTGATTGGAAAGATGAATGGTCGTGTAGTCAGGGGCATAGGTGGATACGTGAACTTCTCACCTTTGAGCGGGTAAATGAAATTATGAAGAATGCATATGTTCCTCACAGCAGCGACCTCATCAACGTGTCCAACCCATTTTTCAAGCGAGTGCATCCATGAAGGTCTTCATTCTCGAAGATTCTCCGGAGAGACTTGAGGAATTCCAGAAACACTTTGATCCCAATGTGGACACAGTGGATATCATCGATACCTGTCAGGATTTTCAACGATTCCATGACGGTCAGCCCTATGATCTGATCCTCCTCGATCACGATCTCGGTGGGAGACAGGTAGTTGTGGCAGTTGGTGGGTTCTTAGAAGACCACGAAGATTCAGGGACGACGTTTGTGTCGGACATAGTCGACTACAAGGTGATCAAAGGGAATCCCACAATTGTGCTCCATTCCTACAACCCGGAAGGGGCGGCGAGGATGGCAAAGATTCTCAAGACGGGTGGATGGGACGCAGTCATTGCCCCATTTGGATGGCATTGCTTTAACATAATTGCTGCTGTGAGGAAGAGGTTAGAGGAGCGTACTGTCGATGATAGGACACCCTTCTAATGCAAAACTGTGAACACGTCATGTCGAATGATCCCGTTGATGGACATCATTGGTGTGTCAAGTGTGACTGGACCCCAGATGAAGGTGTTGAGAGGCGTGAACCCATCTATGGGGGACCGAATCGATCAGGTGTGTGCATCTGTGGGCACTCGTGGGAAGACCATCATCTTGGGATGGTAGTCCGTTTGGGACGATACCTGACCACTGATGGGCACCGTGAGTACTCCATCCCGCAGGAGTGTGAGTACTTTGGGTGTAATGAGGATGGGGGTCTGGATGCTGATGGGAATCCACATTGTTTTGGCTACCAGGACTCCCTTGCACCTTCCAAGCCCGCTTGACAATCCAGCCCGTTCATGATACGATTGTTCACATCACTCAACAATTTCCCTGACAGGAGCCTCTATTGGCAGTAACCATACTGTTGTACGGCCGGACGGGATCTGGGAAAACCACCCAGATTGGCGTCCTCGCTGAGCATATCAAAGCCACCACTGGAAAGGATACCCGTCTCTACACCGCAGACAATGGAGGACTCGACACGATTGCCTCCTACGTCGACTTGGGGATCATCCATCCCGTCTTCCTCGGCAAAACAGATCCCTGGATTTGGTTGAACAAGGTTGTTCAGGGCTACATTAGGGATGCGAGTGGGAAGTGGGTGTTGGATAAGGCTGCAAACGCGACTATTGGTTTCTACGCATTCGAGTCTGCCCACGCTATCGCCAAGCTCCTCAAGTCAGACATGGAGCACAAGGCGGCTCTTGGGATCAACATTGGTGGCGATGCGAACACGAGCTTCCAAACCACAGGGGACGGCGAGACGCTGAAGATCGGCACGACGAAGGGGTACCAGAAGTTTGCGATTCCTCAAACCCGTGTCAATGAGGAGATGGTAGAGTCCTTCAAGCTGGATGCAGAGTACGTGCTGTGGACGGCAGGCGTGAACAAGGATGATGATGAGATCAACACGACACGTATTGTCGGTCCTGATGTCATTGGGAAGATGCTCACGAGTTCGTTGCCAATGGACTTCAATTACACCTTCAGACAGGATGCAGTCCCGGTCCAAGGAAAGCCAACGAGGCACGTCCTCTATCTAGGCACCCATCAGGATGTGAATACAGGAAATGCCACCGCATTGGGGAACATCAGACGTCCCCTCGATGCCCCACCACTCACACAACTCACCATTGAACCAGCCGACATCGTGAAGGCCCTCAAGCTGGTCCGGGATGATGCGAAGGAGGCAGCGAAGAAAAAGATTGCCGAGCGGTTAGGGCTATGAGATGGAAAGTTGAGGTTGCGTCTATACAGACACTACAATCCGTACTGAACAAATTAACAGATGAAGGATATTCTATCGTCGGTGTCACATTCGGTCCTCTCCCAAATGCTGATCCAATAGTGATCATCGCCACTCTTACCTCACAAAGCGTCAACCCATAACTCAACAGGAGTACACATCACCAATGGCAGACATCGCAAAACTCGGTATGGTTCAGTCAGAGCCACTCAACCTCGACATCTACAAGGACTTTGGTGGTCCCCGCCCCTTTCCCAAGAAAGGACGCTACACACTTCGAGCGCCTGAGTCGTTTCCGCCGACCTCCTTCACCCGGTCTCAGGCTGGAGCATTGCAGGCCCAGATTGATCCGGTCATTGTCGGTCCCACCAACGAGGGATTCCCACTCAAGTTCATCCGCGTGAGTGCCAAGACCTATCCTCGTGACGGCGTGCCAGCCAGCAAGATGGGTGATTACCTTCGTGCCTTTGGACGGAAGGGTGTCATCAACAATGATCAGGAACTCGCGGATGCCGTTGAGGCCACAGCGAACCTGACCTATGAGGCTGATCTGGATTGGCGGTTGTATGGTCAGGGACATGATACGGATGGTGCCAATCTCATCAAGGAAGGGATGGAAAACTTCCCATCTGATGGGAAGGGGGGTTATCTGCCCTATATCCCAAGTAAGACACAGACCAACCCAGAAACAGGTGAGCCTGTCATGCTGAGGGCGAACGTGGTCATCAAGCGTTTCGTGCCAGTGACCAGCTAGCATCAACTCGGACTAGAATCCTGCGGCGCTTTCAGGGGAGGATCATCCGGTCCTCCCCAACTCATTTAACCAGATCCTGCGTGGATCTGTAACGGAGCCTGAATGGCAGACGACACCCTCATCCCACCGGACGACGCGACGATCGAACCACAGCCCGTCGTTCATCCCACCTTACAGAAGATCGAAGTCAGTGGTGAGTCCATCGTACAGGTGATGAACGAACGCCTAGGGCCTGCGATCGATGGACTTCCTATCCCCTTGGCCGTCATGTCCCTCCTAGCAGCGTGTTGCTTTATCCTGAAGCCGGACGCATCGACAGACACGATTGAACGTACCATCACGACGACGTCTCAGCATTTGATGCTCTCACTGGCTGATCTGCCTAACAGTCAGGTCAACTAGGTGGATCGGACGTCGAACACGAGCTTCGTATTGTATGCCTTCGCACTCATCTTGTTTCTCGTGTGTCTCCTGTTTGGATTGAAGTGATGTCCTATAGACCTATCACAGATGTCTGGATACTCGCGAGGAGTAAAGTACCATTTTACGGTGCCTTCCCTGCGGGATTCCTCCATCGTGCGAGAGCCCTCCTTGGGGTGAACCCTGATGATGGGATCTTGCACGTGTGTGCAGGAAAGGTGAAAGATTACCCATTCAGGGGATTGGGGAACTTCGATTTCACTCTTGATCTGGATCCCGCATGCGTTCCTGATTTCCTCCAAGATGCGAGGGATCCACTTCCCCAGAATCCTTATGATACATTACACGGCCTGTGGCCTGCGATTTTGATTGATCGTCCCTACACGGAGGCGGATGCCGCGAAGTATGTGCCAGGAGCGGAGACACTTCCTGCTATCAATGATCTCCTCAAGCGGTCTCTCCTCGCGGTGCCTGAAGGACATCGGGTGGGGGTCATTGATTATGTGTGGCCGCATCCAGGAAAGTATGGACAGGAGGTGGCAGTTGTTGCTGTGGGGACCGGGAGAAATAATCGAGCTAGATGGTTCACGGTCTTTGAGAGATTGTATGGAATTCGTTAACGGTCCAGCATGGACTGGGTGGGAGTGTCCACGATGTGGAATAGTGTGGGCACCATTCGTGCAGCAATGTACTTGTTCACGTCCAACACAGAGTGTGCCAACAAATAATACAGGGAGTTCGCAGACAGTCTGTCCAGTATGTGGGGGGCATCCATCCCACCCTGGCGGCACAACAGCATGTCCTATAGGTTTCCATAGTGTGACGTATTTCTGATGGCCTACCTTGGTCTCGAATCCATTCGCCAAGGCAACACAGCCGCATGTGTCAAGGACATATTTACCCTCCACTTCCCAGACGCGAGGACTGTCCTCGACACGACCTATGGGGCAGGCAGATTCTGGAAGTGGGATCACCACCTTGCTGTTACAGGAGTGGATATTTCACCACAAAATGAAGGTGTTCTAAAAGCAGATTACAGGAATCTTCCATTTACAGAGGATACTTTTGATGTAATGTGCTTTGATCCGATGTTCATATTCTCTCCAGGAATCAGCAGAGTAATGGGAACTAAGCGGTTTTTTGAATGGTCAGATGATGCAAGTATACAGATGCTTGTTAGGCCAAAGAATCCCATTGATCTCCTTTCCCACTATCGCCGCATCTTCGAGCAACGCACGATCGCGACTCAGGGGCTCATTCTCAAAGGACAAGACCTGATTGTCAACAAACCTGACTGGTGGTCCTTCAATGTCATGGAAATGGCTCGTGAGATGGGGATGGGGATGCCTACAGACATTCTGATTCAACACTCGCCCTCCCCGAGGATGAGAGATCCGAGATGGAAAAACCAGTATCATTTTCGCCGGGCACATTGTTACTATCTCATCTATAGGTGGGGAGAATCTCAGTGAGACATACGTGCATTCTCGATGATGGAGGGACTCCAAATAGAAAATGTCATGCGTGTGAGGACGAGAAATCTATATCACCTTCGTCCATGGATGTAGCTGAGGCCAGACGTTGTGTGAAAGTATGTGCAGAATACCTTAGAAATAGGGATGAAAGCCCGTTCGCCGCCAAGGATTTGGAGATGGCAGTACAGATATTAGTTAATCATGGTAGTCGATGAAAACAACTATCGCGCATCACCCACATTGTCCGCATGAGTACGCTTGGGATGTAGCAGGTGAGTTGTGTGTTCCGTGTTCATGTCCACGCTTCTGGCCCAGACGAGTATGTGTAGGGTGTTGGGATATTCCTAAGAGATGTAAGTGTTCTATTATTGATGATGATGTTGACGAAATCTGACTGGCACTCCATCGTGTGGATCGCAAATGGGAAGGAATATCGGCTGCCAGACACCCTCGTGATCGATGAAGACTTGCATCTATGGTTGACGAAATTTCACGAAGTCTATCTGGACATACGGGAGGCACTAGACCTCCTGAAGGACGACAACTGGCCGTTGAATGTGTGCCAGAAGTGTTACCTCACCACTCGTTGTAAATGTCATGCTCGCGAAAGATGTTGACCCAACGCAACATATACGCTCGTATCATTATAAGTGAGGAGTCGATCAGGACTGCTGTTGAACGTGATCGTGAACTGAGTCGTAGAATGTCCAGTCTATCTGATAAACATAAAGCAAAGACGTGGGGTAGGATTCGAAGTCAACGATGGTGGAAGGTGATCAACCAAGAACTTCAATCTCTCATTGAGGACATACGTGCTTTCAAAGCCTGAAATCCCCTGCTCTACCTGCATTCTCGGCTGCCCCCCATTTGGGTCGATGCAGGGGTATGTTCCTGCTCACGGCACCGGGGACAATGGTGTCCTCATCGTCCTCGAAGCGGCAGGGAAGGATGAGGCGGCATCAGGGATCCCCGTGGTAGGTGCGGCAGGACAGTATCTGTTCAGCAACCTCAAGCGGGTGGATATTGATCGGGAGGGATTTCGGATTCACAACGTACTAAGTTGTCAGCCGCCTGGAAATAAACTCGTCAAGATGCCCTACGAGCGGCTCGCCATCGATCACTGCGCTCCCCTCCTCGATGAGACGATCGCTGACATGGCTGAACGCTGTCGGCAGAGTGAGCGTCACTTCACGATCCTCGCATTAGGGAAGACCGCCTTCAAACGGATCATGGGGTATGATGATCGTCACCCGGTGATGCGGGAGGACTACCAATGCTACATCCATAGGAATGAGAAGTATCAGGCATGGGTCGTAGCGGCAGATCACCCATCCCACCTCATGCAGGGCAAGAGTTCGAGGCTCCCGATTCTCCAGTTCGCCACACGGCGGGCATTGGAGGTCGCAGAGCACGGGTGTACCTATGATGCTCCCTCGTATCTGTGTGATCCCTCCCCATCAACATTTGCAGTCTGGATTCAGGATTACATTCGAGCCTGGGAAGCTGACAAGGATGAAATCGCTCTCGCCTATGACATCGAAACCCCCTACAAGTCTGGAAAAAATGAGGAAGAGATTGCGAAGGAAGAGGATGATGACTACACCATCTTGAGGTGCTCCTTTGCTTATCGTCCAGGTGAGGCCATCTCAATCCCGTGGCGGGCTGAATACATGGCCGGACTGGAGGAACTCTTTAGTGTCGACGGACTGAAGGTTGGGTGGAACTCCACAATATATGATGATCCTCGCATCACCGCCCAGATCCCCGTGCGTGGATCGATGGTCGACGGGATGCTCGCATGGCATGTGTTGAATACATCCCTCCCGAAAGGATTGGGATTCGTCACCCCATTCTACACACAGAACGCACCCATGTGGAAGCATCTCAGCGATTCACAACCTGCCTATTACAACGCGGCTGATAGTAACTACACAATCGCCAACTTCTATGGCATCAAGCGGGATCTCATCGCGAACAACCTGTGGGGCGTGTTCCAGAGGCATGTCGTCACGCTCAATTATGCGCTCAATTACATGTCAGGGAAAGGTGTCCTGAGGGATGAACCTGCGAGGGCGGCGGCTGAAGCGAAACTCTCTACCCTCCTCGATGGCGTGGAAACACGAATGGCTGCCGTTGTCCCGAATGATGCGAGGAAGGTCAAGGTCTACAAGAGGGTTCCCAAGGAACTGAAGGGACTTGATGGTGATGCGTTGGAGGCTCGTGCGACGGAGTTGGGACTGTTTCGCCAGGACACCATGGTCCCTGTTCGTGTCTGTGATCGATGTGGTGTTGTGGCTCCACTGGCTTCGCACACGAAGTCCATCGGCAAGAAAGCCCTCAAAGCTGGAGGCGTGGAGAACCCGTGTCTGGGAGCAGGACAACAGCCAGCAGAGATTCTGGTCCCGTTATGGACCAAGAGATTAGAATTCAAGATCAGCAATACCAGCCTCCAGACATACCAGAAGGTGCTCAAGCATCAAGCCGTGTTGTCGAGGAAGGATCATAAGATCACCTTCGATGCGAATGCGTTGACGATGTTACAGAAGCGGTATCCGGAGGATCCTCTGTATCGGATTATCGGGGAGCATCGGGAGATCCAGAAACTCCTCGGAACCTACATTGGTGTGACCGGGGAGGGCGGACGCATTCGTGGGGGCATGCCGGTAGGGAGAGATGGACGTATCCATACAATTTTTACCCATAATCCGTCGACTCTTCGACTCGCTTCCCAGAATCCGAACCTCCAGAATCTCCCTCGTCCAGGGAAAGAGGATGATCTTCAATCGATTATTCGGAATTTGATCGTCGCGGGTCCGGGATGTGTGTTTGTCGCTCGCGATTTCGGCGGAATCGAGGCGGTTCTGGCAGGGTATGAGGCAAAGAGCCCTGGATATATCCGGTTGGCGAAACAGGATGTTCACACGTTCTATACCTTGTATGCGCTCTACGGACTGGAAGATCCACGAGTCTCATCTGCTGACTTACCATTGTTATCATGGGATGACGATAAGCTGTTCAGTCATCTGGCACACTTCAAGGCACTCCTGAAGCATGATCGGAACTCATTGTATAAGCATCTGACCCATGCCATCAATTTCGGCCAAGGTGCATCTGGTGCTCAAGAGAAGATCCTCAAGGAAACACAGGTCCTCCATGAGACGAAGCTGATCGCGAGGGTGATGGATATCTACCGGGAGTTGTTTCCTGAGATTCCCAAGTGGCATCACACGATTCGCATGCAGGCAGCTGATGATGGGTATCTGAGGAATGCCTTCGGATATGTGCATCGATTCAATCGCGTGTTCAGTTGGAAGAAGGAATTCGGGACATGGACACGGGTACTTGGAGATGATGCAGAGGCCGTGCTTGCCTTCAGACCGCAATCGAATGCGGCAGGGATCATCAAGGAAGCTCTCTTGAGGCTCTATAATGATCGATTCGAGGATGCTGGACAATATTTGAGGTTACAGGTGCATGATGAGGTCTTCTCTGAGTGCCCAGAGTCGTATGTCGATACCCTCGATGATATCTTGAAGGAAGAAATGGAAAAGCCCGTACCTGAACTTCCACTTCCTGCGTCCTGGAACATGGGAGCGATGTTGTCTATTGGGACGGAAGGGAAATCCGGTCCTGTATGGGGGAGGATGAAATGAATGATCAGATCAAGATCTACATCGCGGCCCCGTGGGCGGAGAAAGCCTATGCGAAGGAAGTGTCGAAGGACTTCAGGGCTGCGGGATTCGATGTGGTCAGTCGGTGGATTGATTTCCATGAGGGGACATCGAGTGATGGGTTACAACTCGACCCGGTGAAGCTCCAACGAGAGGCCCTCAATGACATTGAAGATGTCATGGCTGCTGACATACTCGTATTATTGAATCTTCAAGCACGAGGGACTGAGACATCAGGGAAGGCTGTGGAAACAGGAATGGCTCTCGCGATGGGGAAAGATGTCGTGATGGTTGGGGGACCGACCAATGTGTTCCACTTCCTCGACACCGTGCGGAAGGTTGATTCGATTGAGGATGCGATCGAGGCATGTCGGGTGGTGGTGAGGGAGGAGGAGTAAGTCATGGCGTACGGGGCTCATGACGAGTACGCCTCCATGCCACGTCCGAAAAAGGCTGTGGTTGATCCCCTGAAACATCTCAATCCAGGGTTGATCGAACTCGCCTCATCCTGGTTGAGGTCGTTCCTCCGGAGGAATTACAACATCGAAGCCACGGAGATGAGATTTGACCAGGAACGTGCAGCTTGGATGATCTATGATATCAACGATGAGTTCGTCACGTCCATTGACACGGTGCTCATGGAACGCCTCATGATGGTCCTTGAGGTCCTCGACTGGCAGCGAGCGGTGGAGAATGAAGAGGTGGTGAATGCCGAGGAAGACGATGACAACGGTCCTGTTGGAACACATTGAACTCGTCGCGGTGGCACTGAATGTCACGATCTTCATTGTCCACCTGTGTACGGACCGTTCCCCTGGGAAATTATTCTACTGGGGTGGAGCCGCCGTGTTGCAGGTGGGTGTGTATTTGATGAAAGGCTAACAGATGAAGAGACCGCCATGTTGTGTTCGAGTTTTCCCAGACAACCCAGACGCTCGTTGTGCGGCATGTCAGGCAGTGATAGATGTACACGAGTGGAATTACAAGACACGACAACTGGCTCAACATGTATTGGAGGGACCTGGGATGAGTCTAGAGGCAGATACAGCGTTTGTGATCAAGGATTCCGGCAAGCGGCAGGAATTCAGTGGGGGAATGGTGCGGGACACCCAGGAAGGGAAGATTGACTGGTGGAGGGTGCGAATAGGCCCCATGTTGAAGCGGTGGGCGATCCATATGACTAAAGGGGCAACCAAGTATCCTGACATCACGACAGGGACACCCAACTGGACCCTCGCAGCTGGAGAAGAAGAACTCTTTCGCTTCAAGGCATCGGCGGATCGCCACTTCGCCCAATGGATGAACGGGGATGTGGACGAGGATCACGCCGCTGCGGTCATGTTCAACGTCAATGGAGCAGAATACGTCCGTGAAAAGATGATTGAGGAGAAGATGGCCTATAACGAGACGAGACCGATGCTGCATGGTGGGAAGCGTTTGTGATCTACTTGATCGGATCACTGAGAAATCCATACGTTCCTGCGATTGCTCAGACGATCCGGAACGCAGGTTTCGAGGTCTTCGATGACTGGTACGCCGCTGGTCCAGAAGCTGATGACTGCTGGCGCGAATACGAACAGGACAGAGGACATAGCTACATTGAGGGCCTGCGAGGACATGCGGCAAAGAACGTATTCCAATTCGATAAAACTCACCTTGATCGAGCCGATGCTGCTGTCCTACTTCTTCCTGCTGGCAAATCCGGACACCTCGAACTTGGATATGTCATCGGTCGTAGAAGACCAGGGTATATACTCCTCGACAACAACCCAGACAGATGGGATGTGATGTATCAGTTTGCTGATGGGGTATTTATAAGTGTCGATGAATTGATCGCAGCCTTGACGACATCCCATTCACGATCGTTGATCGAGTGGACAGAAGAGGAAACTCAATGGTTCAGGAAGTTGGACTGATGGCTCGGAAAGTTCTAGATCATGGGTACGTCACGTACATCGAGCATTGGGGATCTGATGAGCGTATCATAGAGGCGGCTCGTATGTCCACGTCACAAGGATTCCGGGGATGGGAACCTCGACCCTGCGAGACGTGTTATCAGATCCCTGTCAAGATGCCCACCTGCAAGACGTGTAAGGGTTCAGGCATGATGGAGGGTGATACGAAGTTGCTTCGTTACCTCTGGAAGAACCAGCACCATACCCCCTTTGAGATGGCAGGACTGACCATCGAAGTCCAAGCACCTATCTTCGTGTTCAGGGAGTGGCACAGACATCGCACACAGTCTTACAACGAGTTGAGTGGCCGGTACACGGAACTTCCTGACCTGTTCTACGTTCCGTCGATAGAGAGGTTGATGTCCGGGAAACAGGCCACGACAAACAAGCAAGGTTCAACTGAAGGATTCACTAGGTGGGATGCACAGACTCATCTGAATACCATCTATGCAGCGACGGCATACGCGAGAGATTGCTATGAGATGTTGTTGAAGGATGGTGTCGCACGCGAACTGGCTCGCCTCGTCGTGCCGGTGAATCAATATAGTCGAATGCGAGCAAGCGCGAACCTCAGAAACTGGCTCGCCTTCCTCACCCTGAGGACGGCTGACCACGCACAATGGGAGATCCGACAATATGCCACAGCGGTCGCTGACATCATCGAAGAAACCTTCCCCCGCACCTTCGCGCTCTGGGAAGAAACCACATCGTCATAGATGGGGGCCGTGGTCCCGCCGAACCAAAATCGTGATCTATAGGGATTGTCGAGATTGCCATGCCTGGGAGACTCGTCAGTCACAGTAACACGGTACACAAAAAAAGCCTCCAAGGGATTACTCCCAAGGAGGCTTTCGTGTCTCTAGACGAGTGATGAGTTACTGCTTGATTTCCCAGTACTCTGCTGTGACTGGATAGACATCCTCAATCATACGACTGACGGAGTAATTGTTGTCCTGATCAGTCAGTTGTACGACCGCCACGACCTTGCCTTCAGCATTGAGCACAGGCCCACCACTCATTCCCATGATGACAGCCGTGCTGTAGGCGACCCATCGTCCTGAAATCTCCTCCACACTCAGGGCTCTCAGCATCACCTTGTGCTGCATGATCTTGAGGTCCCCACCATTGGCATATCCCGCCGATGTGAGGTCTGAACCATAGAAAGGTGTTGCGTCAGCCGGAGCAAATGCCTCCGCGTTCACGCCTGGAGCATTGAGAACAGCCACATCAAGGTCAGGGTCGTGGAAGATTTCATTCGACTGCTGTCCATTAATAAACGGGTGTGGAAATGCGTCGATACAGTGGTCAGCCGTGACCACATACTTCCGCACATTGTCAATGACAAAGCCCGTACAATAGGTTCTCCCATCAGGTGTTCGAAGGGCCACAACTGATCGTGGAGTAATGTCTGTAGCGAAGACGACGGCTGCGAGAAGGAGGGCAGCCAGAGTAGTAATGAGGAGCTTCATGGAATTACCCGTCTACTGGAGGGCGTCCTCCAGGTTGTTCAACGATGATGGTAAGTGATTCAGACTTTCTCGTGGTGGAACCTGATTCTGTCGTGGCAAAGACTGTGTAGTCACCCACGTCAAGGGTGTAGGAACGTTGGTAACTGAGGAATCGAGGATCGTCAGCGAAACAGGAACTCCACTCACTTCCATCGACCTGGAATCGGATACACACCCGATCCACATGTTCTGGAAGTCGAACACGAACCGTGACGCGGAGTGGAGCAAATCCAAATGAATGAGATACGGCGATGGTGGGGACGGAGGAGTGGCTCAGGAAGAGGGTGAGGAGGATGGTGAGGATCATTAGGTGATCACCACCATGGTCGCTGGACGACATTTGGCATCTGTCATGTAGTCGTCTGGATCCCACGCCATCCCATCACTCGGATCGAGGATCATTCCTGACTTCACGACCACCCAATGTCCTGAAGGACTACACGTCCCACCATTTAAACCAAGAATCCCAGTCGCCCCATCAAGATAGCCTTCCTTCCGGTAGACTCGCTTTGTCTCCAGTTGGTATTCATGAATCACATCCTCTAGCTGCCGGAGGATGAGCCCACGGCTTTTGAGACGTGGGTCATCAATGGTATCACGAACGACTTTGGCGACATCTCCGTAGGGGAGATTGAGGAGCATGGCAATGGCGGCAACTCCACAATCCCAGTCGTGCTTCTGTTCGATGACCTTCGTACCCGACATGGGGAACCCCGATTCGTTCGTAGCGTTTAGACATCGTCGACGCTGAGGAGGATTTTCGTCGAATAGCCCGTAAAGCCGCCCAAGTCGGTGAGGTGGGCTCTGACTGTCCATTGTCCTGGCACTGTCACGTCTCCCGTGGTGATGGTATACTCCAGCTTCCCATCCGACCCATCAGTAGTAAACACCGCCGGTCGTGTAAAAGCTGGTCCTGACGGTGGGGTGAAGTGAAACGCTTTTGCGACCACGGCGCTGATGTTCGCAGGGAGTCCATCCCGCAAGGCGGTGAACCGGATCACCACACCGACATCTCCAACAGTCATAGATGTTTCTCCTTGGTGCTCTCTTAACGGAGTCCAAAATCATCCACCCAGACGGTGAAGTTCTTCACAGACGGGATGGTCACCACGACAGACAGGGTCAGTGGAGGGGGAGGTGAGTAGCTGCTATTACTGCCCTCGCCTTGAAGGGTGAGGACGAGTGGACTCGTGCCCGATCCGGAATGAAGCGTGTCACCCTCGCCTTGGGCACCAAGCACAAGGGCGAGTGAACCACTGCCAGAGTGGACGGTGTCGCCGACCCCTGAAGCCGACAGCGAGAGGGCAAGAGTGCCCAAGCCGGAATGAACAGTTTCTCCCTCACCGCTCGCCCCCAAGACGATGGATGCCGCCCCATCACCAAATGGGACGGGAACTGTACCCTCGCCTTGTGCATCCAGGAAGAGCCCTGCCGTCCCCGAGCCCGTGTGGACTGTCTGCCCCTGCCCACTGGCCTGAAGGACAAGCACGGTCGTCCCGTTTCCGCTGTGGATAGTCGTCCCAACTCCTGCCAAGACCAGCGTCAGGGCGGCGATGGCGAATCCGTTTTGAACCGTCCGTCCCTCACCGGATGCACCGAGCGTGAGTGCAGGAACGCCCGACCCGGATGGTGCAGCGGTATCAATTTCCGCATTCCATTCGACGGCCCCAACTTCGAGGCTCGCGCGGTTCCCAGGACTCCCCCCGCCGACGGTTCCCGTAACCCGACACTCGACATTCCCGCCGTCGCTTCCGGTGAGCAGATTCGCATTCCAGGCCCCACTCAGCACTACACCGGACGTGGAACTGATGGCCTGATCATTGATAAGTGTGGCGACGAGCACGCCGCTCTCGTACAACTCGACATCGCATGTCGGGTTGGTCGAGTGGTTGGTCTTGCGAACGAGGACGCGAAATTCCTGGAGACCTGTTCCGATGGTCGGGACGCCGCTCGGGAGCGGAAACGAGACACGGGCGGTGGTGTTGTTGTTACTGCCCGGAGCCGTCAGCCATGCGCCATCAGGCGAATCCGGGTCGTCGTCGATGTCAGCGACGGTGCCCGAGAGATTCGTCTGTTCTAGAAGCGCATCAGGTGCGAGCCGCTCTTGAGCCATCGTCTCGCTCGATTACGCTGCCGTGATCTTGGTCGTGGTGCCCTTCAGGGTGTATTCACCAGCTGTGTTGGCTGCTTGGTCACCCGTGAGCGTATTCCCACACTTGAACACGTCCCCCGTGTTCAACCAGACACCGAAATGTGTCACGGCCTGACTGGCTACCATCCCACTGAAGGCGACATCAGCACTGAGGAGACGTTCACCACTCGCTGCCGCGTTGAATGTTGCTGCCAGTTTGCCTCCGGCTACAATGAGGTTCGCCCCAGTCGTGCCTGGGTCTCCACTGTGGAGGGAGACCCGATCAACGAGAATGCCGTCGAGGGCTTCATTCCGTGCTGTCACTGAAAATGCCATAGCAATAGATCCTTTCTGGAGTTACGGGGCCGCTGATGCGATCTCGATCGGTTTCGTTTCCTTGGACCACGCACCGCAGTCCTGACACTGTAGACGACGATACTTGCGAGTCCTCGTCACGTGGAATCCGCGACGTTGGAGTCTCTTGCTTCCACAGACGGCACATCCACCACGACCATCGATCAGGCCCTTGTTGGGGTGATCCAGGACGAGAGGGCGCAGACGATTGTACACCTCTTCAAGCACGAGGACATCTCGGCGATTGTGTTCGACAATGTAGTCCATCGATGGACGATGTCCAGACAAAGCGCGAAGCCATTGTTCCGGCTTGATCGCATTCTTTTCGTCTCTGGTCCCGATGAATTCGCTAATCGTCACGAGACGGTTATTCCGGAGCTTCAGACGATTCTTGGCGATCTTCCAGGTATCGAGTTGACTGAAATTGGGCGGGAGGATGGGGAGCTTGTGATAGAGGAGACGCGAATTGAGGAAGGGGAGATCATACCATGTCGAATAGTGACCCAACCAGACATCCGCGCTCAACATGCGTTCGGACACATCGATGAGGAGACGTCGTTCAGCCTTGATGAGATCCTTGGATGTGTCTTGATAGTCGAGGATGTTGAGGACTTCCGTGCGACCCTTTCCAACGAACTTGGAACCAAACGTGAGGACAATGCCGAAGTCTGCGTTGAGGTTACTCGCCTCGATATCGTAGGCTAGAATATCCAAACTGCCTCCTAGTGTGATGGTGTCCGACAATCATATCACGAAACGAACGGGATTGTCAACGGTCGACTGGCGAGCGATCCACATCAACACGTGACGTGAGCATTAGTCTGGTGGGAGTTGGATATCACCTCGACGGACGGGACGCTTCTGTTCGGCTCCCCACGCCTCATCTTCGTAAGCTGAACTCTTTCCTGTGAGGATATTCTTGAGCATCCCGAGAGTCCCTTCACGTTGGTATTGACCCGCATGCGTGAGTTCGTGGGCCAACATATCACCAAGGTCTGCTTGCTCCTCACGCAGTTTGCGTGGGGAGTAGGCAATGGTTCCCCATGGATGGGTGATGGCTTGGGCTTGTGGTTTGAGAAAACGTTCCAACACATTCATAGGACGAATGGATCGGACCCATTGTGCCTGTTTCGGCATCTCGATCTGACTCGCAGCCCACGCCGCTTCCATCTCAGGATAGTCGGCAGCGGCTCGTTCAGAGAGGTTGGGAGGACCTTCCCGTCGGAAGATGTTGAGGAGTCCTTCAAGTGCAGGATTTGGCATTAGCGTAGGAACTCCGTGGCTCGTGCTAACCAGCCATTCAGGAACGTCAGTTGAGATGGATTTTTCTTGACAATCCGCCCAATCATCCGGACGCGCTCGCCGACGAGGAGGTTATTGATGGTCCTCATGTCAAACTGTGCAAGCTTGCCAAGTGTCTGGGGACCGAGCACACCATCCACATCAGCCCCAACCAATGTCTGGAGCTTCTGGACCGCAATGAGGGGGCCACTGTTGACACCATAGTCGACGAGGTGAGCCATGAGGTGCGGATCAGGAATCTTATCGAACCCAGGACCGAGGACGTACTTTTTCAAGTATATATCACGGGCTTCCTGGTCCGTGACTTTCCCATCAGCCCAGGCATCTGGGTGTGATCGCTCGGAGATCCCTTTGTCAGTTCGACCTCCTCCATCGGCAGGGTCATTGGAGTAACCCGCCTCCCTCCTGATCACGTCCGTGATGATATCATCGATAACAGACATTAGGGCCTCCCACCATTGATGCGAGCTTTCAGGTAGCTGAATTCCTCACTCATCTTGACTTCGAGACGTTGAAGGGTTTCTGCGATAATCTTGATATCAATCGCGATGGTCGGAAGTTCGTGGAGGTGATTGTCTTTGATCTCCGTAATGGCTTGTTCAGACGCGGGCTTATGCTTTACCAGCATGAAGATCACCACTCCGAGGAGGGCGATCACGGCAAGAGGGGAGAGGGAATTGAGTGTGGTCAGGAGCGAAAGAAGGGCTTCCATTTACCGTTCCTTACGGGTGTGACGCTGTGGACGCCGTGGAAGCTGTGGTCTGCGACCGGGCTCAGCACGTCTGAGTAATTCCACGGCAAACGTTGGGAGTGATCCAGCAGGGATATTCTGGAATGGTTCTTGTGTGCGAGAGCCGAGGAAGAATTGTTTGTAGGATTCTGGAATATCTGTCGATGGGAGTGGGAGGGATCGCATTCCTTCTGTCATGGCCGTGCTTGCCGCAACACGGGCGGGTTCGCCTTGTCCAAGAGCTTTCCCACCGGCATACCCCATGGCCGCGAGAAGGGCATAAGGACCAGCGACGTTGGTCACACCACTTCGCAGCGTGCGTTCCAGTAATCGTTCATTATCTGGAGAGATACCTGCGGCTTCAAGTCCAGCTGGAATAGCGGCTCCGGCCACACCTGATCCGGCAATGGTAGCTCCACCGAGGAGTTGTTGCATGGCTTGGAGCTTCGCTGGAGCAGGATTTGTTCGATACGATTGAAGGATCGGACCAAGACCTGGAGTACGGTATCCACCCTGTTCAACGACGTTGGCGAGTGTTCGAGCGAAGGGGAGGAGGCTATGACCTACAATTCCACCACTTCTCTGAAGGTTGACAATCCCTTTTGTCAGGCCGAGTTCTGGTTCACTCGTGAGGGTCACCATTCTGGCTTCCGCCTCAGTCAATCCCGCCTGTGTCAGAATACGACGAGTCGTGATGTCACCCATGGAGAGGAAGGTTCCAGGAACCGCGAGGAACTGCTCCAGCAATGTGGGCGCCTCTGCAATGGACAGCCCTTCATGACGCTCCGCCGCACCGATGATGGTTTTGGCTTCAGGCCAACTCTTGATGAACTCGGACGCCCAATTTTCTGGGCGCATGCCTTCAAGGACGACGCGACCACGAGGATCGCCTGCAAGATGAAGTTCCAGACCGGCCATCTTGCCTGCTCCCCATGGACCAGCAATCGCATTGTTAAACAGATTGGGGCTGGAAAGGAGATTGAATCGGATGAGGTTGGGGAACATCCGAGTGATGGTTTCGAGAGCCGTTTTTTGACCTTCTGGCGTGGCATCTGAGATGACAGATGGTGGGAGGGCCTTGATCGCCGCAGGACTCATTTTTGAGAGCAGTAACGGCAAGGACGAGCCTGCAACGGCTCCTATCGCCGCACCGATCATACGATCCTCGTCTGGGCTCAAGGCGGCACCGAGGACGGCACCGGAGACACCGAGGCCGAGGCGGGCCGCGAGTTCAGGGGTGACGGCTCCGCGTTCCTCCCCATAGCGACCAGCCCCACCTGGACGGCGACCAAGGGTTTGGACACGCTTCATCATGTCCTCGAAACTCAGTCCTGTGGGAGAAGTGGCTGGAGCGCCTGGAATGCCTGCTGGAGGGCTTACAGGGGCCGTAGGAGCGACTTGAGCAGCCCCCCTCGTGGGGAGTCCTGCCTGGGCTGCTTCACGCTGGAGCGCCCGTCCAGCCGTTCGAGTGCCCTTCTCCAATCCTTCACCTGTCACTGGTCCCAAGGCTCCGACCTGTTGTCCTGGACCCTTGAGGAGTCCCTGAAGTTCCCGATAGTGCTCACCAGCGATATCGACTGGCGCACGACGGATGGCAGAGAGGGGGATCGTTGTTTCGGCCCCGCCCACAGCTTCCGCCTGTCCACCAAGGAATGGTGGAGTGGTTTCAGGAACAGGTGGGGTGATCGGAGGAGCTTGAGTTTCGGGGATGATATCTGGTTGGGCTCGATTTTGAGCAGGAATCGGTTCAGTCGGAACAGCAGGTTGTCCTGGAGTTTTTGTAATGGCCTCAGCCGCTGCCTCCGTATCACTGGTGACCCCTCTCGGAGCGAGTGGAAGTTCTTTCGCCACCTCCTCAGACACCTCAGTCTGTAAGGCTGATGGGACTCCTCGTGGTGGGGGAGGAGGAGTCACGCCAAGGGTATTCCCGAGAGCTTCGACACCTTCATCGACCTGTTCCTCCGGGAATCGGTACTTCTGGGTGAGACGTTCTGTCCCACCAGGGATCCTCGCGGAGACCGTCTCACTGACTGATGGAGGCGCTGGTGTCATCCCCTGTGACTTGGCCTCATCAATCCGATGACGAGCCGCTGCGTCATCTACTGCTTTCGCAGCTGACTTTTCCTCGGCCGCTGCCAGACGTAATGCCTCACGGTCAGCCGCTTCCTCTGCACGCTGTACTCGTGTCGCCTCAGTACGACTTGCACGAATGCCTGCTGGTTCACGTTCTGGAACTAATGCCTTCTCTAACGCAGAGCGTGTCTCCTTCCGTGCAAGATTCGATGCTTTCTCGATTGGTCCTCTGATGAGAGGAGCAATCGTCTTCGAGATATCAGATGGTGTGCCAGTAATTGGTCCTGTCGGAGTCAGGGGGACATCCTTCACACGAACGACATCACCGGCCGCATTGGTCAGGAGGGCAGGACCTTTTGGAACAGGGGGGGCTGGAGGAACCGCTTTCGCCGCCGGAGGAGCCGTCTCTAATCCAATCTTACCAATCTTACCTACACCAAGCGTCCCGAGCAATTTCGATAGACCTCCGGCCACACCCGCTTGAAGACCTACACTGGTTGCTACCTCGCCAGCCTCAGGCAGTTCACCCTCCTCAGACAGGGATCGCACGACAGGTTGAGCCGCAGCCCATGGCACTGTTCGAGCCGCTGCTGTGAGAGGGGCTCCAACGTTCTTCAAGAGTGTACGGACCGCTCCACCACCAAGAAGTCCAAGACCAGCCGCAGTCGCGATTTCCTTGGGAGCAAAGCGTCCTTCCAACGCTTCAGCAGCCAGTTCAGACACACCTCCGCCGATCGCTCCCGTCACGGGAGTGACACCAAGCAGTCCACCAATGCCCCTCACAGCCGTTGGGGCGAACTTTTTTGATCTCTCCCAGAGGGTGGGATCTGGTGGAGGGAGTGGCGTGGCTGGAACGAATGGTGGTTCAGGTGCGGAGAGGGACCGCATCAAGTCATTGAACTCTTTCCGTCTCGCCTCTCGACGAGCCGATCGTGCAGCCTTTCGATCTTCGGGCATTTATTGTCCACCAAAGAGGTTGAGCAAATTCTCCAGCGCCCACGTGCGAGCACGTTCTGCTTGCTCGTCGTCCCCTTGACTGGTGAGGATATCCGTGTAGGCTTTGATTTGTGCTTCACGACCCGACTGCCCGGCTGCACGACGCTTGGCTTCAAAGTCCAGCTCCGCTTCTTCGCGTCGTTGTTCAGCCCCAATCTCCGCCTGTTCAGCCAGCCCTTCCGCATACGCTGATTGACCCATCGCCTTTCGACGAGCTTCCTGCTCTTGGAGCGCACGCACGGCTGGATGCTGTGCCATCATCGACTTTTCAACATCACCAAGCATCGCCCGTTGTGGAGCAAAGCTCTGCTCGACATCACCGAGGATGCCACCACTGTAGGCAAGATCCTGTGGACGACCCGTCGAACGGATGTTAAACGCATTCTGGATACGGGCAATTTCCGGGTTGACAGGAGCATTCCTGAGCCCCGCGAGGGCGGCCTCAGTGTTGAGGCGAGGACCACCATAGGTAGCCTCCCCAGGCACACTAGATTCTGGATCAAATCCACCTTGCACCGGGACCGATCGGTTGCGAATCATCTCATCAGCATCCTCTGGCACGGGCCGTGGAGGCATGACATCAGACTGGAATCGTTGCGGAGCCGGAGGCAACGGTGGTGTATCGACATCAATCGCCTCAAGCTCTTCTTGATCCTCAAACGGACGTTGCCACCGGAAGGATGGATTCAGCGCGAATGGCCCCGTGTAAGGAGGCTGTTGACCGTAAGCAGGCATTACTTCTTCTCCTTGAGAAGACGTTCAATCGTGTCGAGACGAGCCGTCACTGACGATGTCTTGTTCGGGCGTGGGAGACGTTTCAGGACGTCAGCCGCTTCACGCCAATTGCGAGGGGCTGGTGAGTCACCGTACTGCCATGATCGTGGTTGTGCGGGCATGATTATCCTCGTGGACCCATCACCTGCGTCGGTGGACGGAGACGCTTGCGTTCTTGTTGAGCCCCATACTGTCCCTGAAAGAGACGTAGGAGTGTCTCGATCGCGGTCTGTGATTGATCGGGACGATCCGTTTTTGGTTGAGTGGGACGATCCGTCAACCGTTGTGTTGGTTGGTCTGTGAGACGACGAGGACCAGCCGCCATCAATCCCTGGTACGCAGGGAGAGGTGTCTGTCCAGCACCAGCCGTAGACCGAGGAGGCTGCCACTGTGGGAGAGACCCACCGGCAAGGCGATCTACACCCTTCTCCTGGAGGACCTGAAAGTACGCATCCCAACTGGGATCACGAAGTGGTCCTAGCTGTCCGAAGGAGACATACTGCCCCTGTTGGCGAGCCTGTTCACGCTGATCTTCTTCCCACTGTCGATGGTAGTCAGCCGCTCGCTGTCGAGCACCCACACCGAGGGGATCATACATATCTGCCATGATTAGTAACTTCCTCGCAGACCACTGAGGGCCGCTCCGGCCTGGGGTGTGCGTTCTTGCTGACGGAATCGTGAGAGGGCTGTCTGAGGACGGGCTCCGCCGTAGGTCATGCTCCCAGTCGCGCCTGTATTATAACCACCCCCTGCGGGACGTGGGGCTCCTCCACCCATCGCGGTTGCCATGGGACGAGGAGGTGCGGCTTTCTTGATCCCACCAATCGCGGCCCGCGCGACTGGACCGCGAGGGGCTGATCCTGGGCGGTAGTTGCGATTGACGGTGGAATCAAAGTTCTGATAGAACCCGCCCGTCATCGGTCCCCACATACGACTGGGATCCACTGCGGACGGTCCTCCACCATAGGACATTCCACCCGTGAATCCGGTATTACCAGCAGGTAATCCTTGTCCTTGTCCCTGAGGCATCCAAGGATTCCAATTCCCCATTGCACCTAGCATGATGATTCCTTACGAGACCTGTTGAAGTCCTGTGATGGCTGCTTGTTGGGGAGGCCCAAAATCGGAAGCGCGTTTCTTGAAGGTTTTTGGTCCTGGACTCCCGACCTTCGCGGCATAGCTCATACCACGAGATACGGCGGCAGCGGGAGCCGATCGCTGGAGTCCTTGTTGTGCCTGCTGCCCAGGTTTATCAAAACCTACTCGAATTGGTGCATCTCCTGGTTTCCACGTTTGCTTCGAACGTAGCTTATCTCTCCACTGCTGATAAGCATCATTTACAGAGACCCCTGTAACACCAGGATTGTCTTGTTTCCATTGAGTCACCCACGGATTTTGACGCTCATCAGTACTCGTTTGCCACGTATCAATCGACGATGATGGTTGCGATGATGATGGTTTGCGGGGGCCCATCACGGTTGGGGTGGGTGGAGCAAATCCATAACTTGATGTCTGCTGAACTGGAGCAGGAGGTGGTGGTAATGTTCCCCACCCGGATTTGAGAAAATTGCTGAACGCCATGGTTAATACGCTCGTTGAAGCCCTTGCAAGGCAGTTTCCATAGGATAGGTTCGACGACCAAGTCCAGGACGAGTGCCAATTGTACCTATCCCCATGCCTGGAGTGGGTTCGGGTCCAGCATCACCCATCATCATCCCTCCACCACCGGGAGGGGCAGCTTGCTGGAGACCTTCGAGGACTTGGGCTCCGCCAGTCGCAGGAGCCGCTTGAGCATCACCAGACTGACTTGATGGATACGGTTGTTGAGGGGGTGTAGCCGGTGTTGGTGATGGTTTCCTAGGGGTATAAGCTTGGGGTGTATCTGGCGCTTCCGTACGTGTGTAATGATAATATGTGGGAGCAGGAGCAGAGGATCCCTGTACACCACTATTTATTCCTCCCACGGAACCAGCATATTTCCCTCCAAATGATAGTCTATTTAGAGTATTAGCTAGTTGCGGATTCGCCGATTTTGCCGTCCCGTAAACAGCCATCTTAGTACAACTTTCCCGAACCCATCAACTGCCACAATTGCTGCACGGCCTGTTGCTGTGCTCCAATGTTCTGACCACGCTGTTGGATATTACCCTGATACACCTGATCAGAGATATCTGCCGCCCGGTTGAGATCCAGAATCATCTGGTCGCGAGTGAACTGATTCAGTCCCTGTCCTGCTCCGCCAATGACGGCTCCCGTCCCCCTGGCTTCCTCAGTCGATCCAAGCATGCCTCTCGACCCGAGGGATTCCCTAAGTCCTTGGAGGGCTGACTGTGCTGTCAGACCAGCCTGTTCCTTCGCACGAGCGAATGCGGCGGCTCTCGCTGCCGGTTCATTTCCTGCAACGCCCGCGCCTGGATGCGTGACCATTCCGCCTGGACTCACGCCCCCACTCCCCCCACCAAGCCCTTGAATCGCGTTCAAGCGTTGATTCCAGAGATCCTGGTTCAATTGTGACTGAAGGATTTCCTGTTGTTGGGCTCCATATTCCTGGCCGGTGATGTTCCCAGACCCGGCATAACCAGAGACACCTGTGCGCTCGTAGGGATCGGTCGTATATCGAGTTTCGCCAAGTGTCCCTTGTGTATTGGCTTGTGTCTGTCCCACATTCGCGGCTGCCTGGGGGCGATTCAGGCGTTCTTGTCGAACCCGTTCCTGCCTCGCCAGTTCCGCATCTCGCCGACGAGATTCCTCGGCTGCGTTTGCCGCCATCAGGGCTTCGAGGCGGGCTGGATCAACTGTAGACATGACTTATTCCTTGTGTGAATCGACTTCAGTCGCCGACCACGTCTGTGTGATGGGATCGGGATCGATCGTATAGGTCTTCGATGGATCAAGACCTGCCTGTATGAAGGCATCATTGATCGCAGATGTAATCTGACTCCCGGCCTCTTTGATCCTCAACTCAAAAATGTCTTTGGCTTGGAGGGCTGCACGGATACGAAGATACGAGAGTTCGTCAAGTTGGATGTTGGACATGGTTAGCGAAGACACTGAAGGTTGACGGTTCCACCAACAAAACCGGAGACGGTGAGTCCAGTCATGACGGCACGAAATGTTTTTGGGCGACCACGTAGGGTGATAGAAACGACCACCGTACCTGTGCCTTTGATACTTCCGATGATCCAAGGGTTCTGGGTCGGCCACACGGTTTCCACACACCCCCGTTGAAGTCCCATCGTGGTCGTGGTGATATCAAACGCTTGTGCGCCAATGGCGGCTGCGAGTAGCCAGGAATTGAGTGACATCTTAGGTATCGAGTGCAATCGTTGCTACGGTGCCATCACCGAAGACGACTTTGAGATCACCATCAGCGGTATCGACGTAGATTTTTGCAAGACCACTCGTCGCTCCCGGGGCCGTGATCCCATCCGTGATCGCGAGGAGTTCCATCGTGTGTTGGGCGTAGGCACTATCATCGGCGAGTCGAGTTTCAAGAATGGTCCCGTTCCGCTTGAGACCAGGGAAGCTCGATGTCGTGCCACCGAACTGGAGACGTCCATCGAATCGAGAGAGCCCTGATGCAACCCAGAAGGCTCCATTCCTCGTGGCCTCCGTTGGGGCGCTGTTGATGACGAGGGTGTAGGCATCATCGATTGTTCCTGTCGCGATGATGTTGGGTTCATCGAGGGTGACTGTGGCAATCAAGGACGTCGCACCGAGGGGAACCGTAATTGTCCCTGATGCTCTGAAGGCGAGTTTTGCTGTCGTCGTCGCGGCGGATGCGGTGAAGGATGGGGCGTTGATGACGACAAAGGCATCATCACTGGCGGCGGCTCCGAACGCGATGGCTCCCACACCACCAAACAACCCACCATCAACCGAGACGTGGTTGGCATTCGTATCCGACTCGATCCGAACATCAATATCATTTCCTGGTTCGTTGATGATGACGGATCCAGCCGACTCGATACGGAGACGTTCGATCAGGCCGCTTCCACCTGTGACCGTTTCCATCGTGAAGTAGCCTGCCTCAGTCCCGGCTGTCACATTGTCGGCATACCCAGAGAACGCGACAACGGGGATAATAGCAGATGCACTGTTCCGCATTGCCATGCCATAGCGACCGAGATTGTCTGCGACGTTGGCCGATCCGCCGCTCCGAGATTTGAGGACCCGAAACCATGGACCTGACGCATCAACACTTGATCGCTCGGTCATGATGAGCGATGGGTCGAAATCCGCACCAAGAACTGTGATTCCACTGGTCGGGATCACCCCAACACCAAGCCCACTCGAATTGATCGTGGCCCTCAGTGTACCTCCTGTCGTGAGGCCAATGGATGTCGTACTGGGAAAGTACATTCCAGTATTACTCCCACCAGATACCGTGTACGTCGGTGCGCTTGCAGATCCAACAGGCCCGAGACGTGGTAACGTTGCTGTAATGTTAACACCTGATAGTGTCCATCTTACTGTACCGACCGTAGAAATACGAACGGATGTATTGTTGGCCGCAATAGCATCTCCAACATCCACAGCACCTCCGGCACTGGGTTGTCCAATAAGACGTGCGCCAGTCGATGCATTAGATGGTGATCGGAGATAGAACCCAGAGCCAAGAATGAGATTGGCGTTATGAGTCCAGACCCCCGTGATGGTTTCTGCATCTGCAACTCTGGCGAGAAGGGAACCATCAAGGATATCCGTCTCACTAATCTGTGCCCAACTGACATCAGCCCCATCGGATCGGATATACCGGGCTGCCGCACCGACCTCAAGTCGTTGCCAAGCCACCGTGGTGGATGTCCCAATCAGTTGTCCAACGATGAGATCCCCGCGTTCGACACTTGCCTTGACGGAGTCTGTGTGGAGACCAGACAGAAGATTATGACCAGTCCCTGCCCCGACCGTGTCCAGGTCCGCGTAGAGTTCATCGAGCATCTCTTCCAGCAGACCAATCTGGTAGGATGTCCATTCTTCACCACGGAGGGTGTGGGGTTTTGCTCGAACGATGCTTGCCATTAGCGTCGACCGAGTTCAAAGAATGGGATCTCGTAGCCAAAGAGGGTCACATCCTGTCCAGCCGTGGCTTGACCAAACTGGAGGCGAGCCATGGCACCAGTTCCGATACGACGGAGACGCTGACGGCCCGTGGTGAGGTCGTGCGAGATCGCGGTTCCGGCGGATGCTGACAGCCGACCCACATACGGGGTAATCGTCAACGTCCCACCAGATTCAACTCGCGAGAGCATCGCCAACTCTCCCCAAAAGTGGTCGATATCTGGGGCGTTTGCGTCATGGAACTTCCCAATCACATCAAAGTCGATCGCGGTCGCGGTACCATCTGTCCTCGTTGCACGATTCATCGTGTAAATGTGTCCGACTGATGAACCGAGGTAGAGGGTTGAATTATCGTTGGCATCTTCAGCGAGAATGGAGCAGGTTGGAGTGATGAGATCCGTCTTGTGAGGACCAAACCACGCACGCGCCTTCCGATCGAACCCAATCCAGCGATCCTCCACACTCGACCCGAGATTGGCAAGGTGGAAGTAAATGGTATCCTGGATGACGTTGTACGTCGCCCACGCATTGGGGAATCTGGCGCGATTGAAGTAGGTATCTGTCGTGAACCAGGGATCGACTTGATCACGAGAGATGTTGTTGATGCCATTATCGCCCCACTCGTAGATGCCGTCCTTCCCAAGCCAGTAGGCCGTGTTATTGACGACGATACAGGAGGCGGTCGCCACACATCCACCGACTCCTGGAGTTCTAATATCTCCGCCAGCAATCTGGACCACACGATAATTGCTCGACGACGTACCTGTGACTTGCCAGATGCCGTCCCTCTTGACGAGACCGAGTTCGTTCTTGCGTGGGAGGAAGCCAAGCACACCGAATTCGTCTTGACCAGCAGGAGATGCCGTGAGCGTGTTGGCCCACTTGTAGGTTGATCCTGCTTCCGTGTAGGTGACGACATCACGTCGATTGATATCACTATCAAGACCCCAAAGCCGGTTCTGCCAACTGACCACATCCCGCATCCTGGTCCCTTCAATGGTCCCTGGAGGGGTGAGGAGTGTCCCTTCATCGGATGGGAGAATACTCAGGGAGGCATCGGGCATATTGTCGGTGATGTTGCCTCCAACGTTCCCAGTTTTATCAATCCATCTGAAATACACCGTCCCACCGGCTGCATTGCGATAGAATCTCACACCATCCACATCGTCCGTTGAGATAGGGACACCTGTCAAGAGGAGGCCCTGGTTGGACGCGGAAAACGTATTGCTGATGGGTGAGAGGGGGGATTCGATCAGCACCTCATCATCAGGTCCCGTGATGGTGAAGGAGCATCGAACAGAATAATCACCAGTCAGGCCCGTTCCTGACCCACTCACGACAGGAGTACTCACCGGAGGGCGAGGAACAAGCACACGGCATGTCCCTTCCGGGTCGATCACGAGATTCCGACTTGGACTATTGACCATCACGACCCACTGTCCAAGTACCGCAAACCGAGGGAGACGAGTCGTACTCAGTGTCACGTCAGTCGGGAGGGTGATTTCTGTCCCAACACCAGTCGATACATTAACCTTGTAGAGCTTATTTCCAGCTTGTGCGAGAATGAATGACATATTAGCTTCGCACGTTGAGAACTTCTAGATACCCACTGATTTCAATACCATCTTCAGCAATCGACCACGCACCTCCGGAGGCTTTCTTGAGGATGAATCCATTGGCACTTCCGACATTTGTTTCGAAGGCGATGTAGAGATCGCCATTGAAGATGGTCGCTTGTCCCGCCTTATGTACTCCAAAGTTTGTCACTCCAGATGGCGTGAGTGTCCCCTTGATATCGAGATCCGTTGTCCAGGATGTACCATCAAACTTCCGAATGGTGCTGACGACTGACGCGGCTACCGGATCGGGAGAGATGAACGGGGTGTAGAGTTCATCCTCAAACACAATGAGCGGACCATAGTAAGAAAAAGCAACCACACCTGAACCCGTGTCACTTGTCGTATAGGCTCCGGTCGCGGCAGCACGTTTGACGACGAGAGCATTTTCACCCGCATCGCCCTGTAGCCCGACATAGAGATCCCCTTGGAACTCAGCCATCGAGATAGGGTAGCCTTGTAGATTGGTCACGTCAGCAGTCCACGAGTTGGTCCCACCGGGGGTGATGCGGTAAATCTTGCCAACCGATGCACCTGCGATCCCGTTGATACCAACGAAGATGTCGCCACGGTGACTGACCAAGGTATAGGGAGCACCAGCCGTGGGAGAGATGCTCGTTCCACCAAACGTCTCACCGACCTGTGCGATGATACCAGTCGTGAGATCCATCGACAATACCCGTCCTCCATTGGTACTTCCCAACTGCTCATGGACGGTAAAGTAGAGGGTCCCTCCAACTTTGACGAAATCCAGGAGCGAATAGGGTAGAGCGAGGGCAGCCGCATCTGGGCCTACCTGCAACCGGAGAATCTCCACATCGTCCGTTCCATCATACAGACGAAGTGGTGGACTGGTAAAGTTCAGTGTTGGGTAGACAACATAATCATCACCCGGATACACCAACTTGTTGTTGAAGGTGGTGATGCGGCGGTGTCCATAGGGCTGTAAGACTGGCGTGGTGCGGACATCAATCCTCGCTGCACGGGCAGGGGTGGTAACGCCTGTATAGGTTGTGCCATTGGTGGATGTCAACCACGTGTTCGCACCACTATCCAACGATGCATAGAGAGTCAAGACATAGGTCGTGGGCAACGGCAGATATGACATCCCGAGGATGGACGCACCACTATTCAATGCGGTTGGAGTGAATTCATCGATCCCTCCACGCTTCCGCAGTCCCCCTTCTCTGGAATCGGAATCGAACTCCGCATTTTGTGCCTGAGTCAGTTCCGCATCATCAAGATGGATCGGCGACTTCGTGAGGTTGACCCCACCAAGACCGATGTGATAGACGTCTATCTTCCCGCCCACGTGTACGTACCTTTCCACAAGATGTGTTACTTCTTGGCCTTGGCTTTCGCCCTCGCGGCACGGAGTTCCATTTCAGCTTTCATCTCCTCGGCTAACTGTGCCTTCTCCTCAGCCGTCTTGTCTTTGATGGGAACATAGGGGGCCGGTGGCTTGGGTGGAGCAGGCTTCTCGACAGGCTTCTCAGCAGGCTTCTCCTTGGGAACCGCCGCTTTGAGGCCAGTCACCGCAGGAGCTTCCTTGGGGGTTTTCCCCTCGGCCGCATCCTGGGCTTCCTTCAGCTTCCGTTTGTATTCAATGATCGCCGCGAGGCCGTTTTGAGCCATGGCTGTTCCTTACGATGTGACTTCAGTGATACGGGCATTCCCGGCACCACCAGAAAGAATCCCAGAAATCACCCCTGTATACCCATCCGTCAATGACTCCCACAACCCATCCTTGGGAATCTTCACGGCAAATGCGGTGGAGGTTGCTGTGGCAGCGAAGGCCACGAAGAGTGTGCTATTGGAATCGTTGTGGACGAAAAACTGTCGTCGATTGACATTGGCTGCCAGGAGTTCGGCAGATGTGGTACTTGTTGCCACAGTTGTTGACGCTGCACTCGCTGGAGGGGAAGGAAAGGAAGAAGAAATAAGGAATGGCATGGATATTACTCAGTAATACGTGGTACTGACACGTGATCGTTCCTGTTATGACCAGTAATCGTCGAACAGTCCATCGACAATCTTGGGCTCCTGCAACTGCCTCAAACCCAATGATTCCAAGAGATGTGCTTTCTCCGTCGCATAGACGGCGAGCCAACTCGGATCAGGAGATCGATCTTCTCGTTCCTTCGCGCGGGCGAACGCGACCGTCCATGCGATGAGGGCATTGTCAGCCTCACCAGGGATGGGGACGGTACCAGACGCCGTGAGTGCCGCGATGACGGGGACGTAACAGAACCTCAAACTGACAGCAGCATTGACTTGTGGAGCGACCTGGATCGTCGTGGAGCCTGTACCCGTTGGAGCCCCTGCTCCTATGGGAGCATAGAAAATTGTGTCGTTGCTCGGGTCAATTGGATCCCGCGTGCGAGCATTCTTGAAGAGGACGTGATGGTAGTCCTTGGGGATGAATTCGAGGTTCCGATTGTCACTGTCTGGAGACGTATCGAGGGGTTCGATCAGGTAAACCTTGTGGACATCAGCGGGAACACCCGTCAGGGTCGATGTGTCTGCGGCGAGGGAGACATTCGTGGTGTCGATCGTGAGGAAATGTTCCTCCTTCAAGTTCACGATGTCACGCCAGAGATCAAAGATCCCCTTATTTTCGATGTCGATGATCTCAGCCGAGGACCAGAAAGAGGCGGTCGTCTCGATGAGATGGCGTCGAGCCTGTGTTTCGATGGATGAAAGAAGTGTTGCCATTGAATGTCAGAAGGAGAGAGGGGATTCCTCCCCTCCCCCTACGATGAAACGTTAGCTCACGTCCTGGAACAACGATCCCGTTGGAAGGCACACACGAGTAGCGTACCAATTATCTGGATCACCAACTGCGGCCTGTGCGGCCTGCGTTGCCTCAGCTTCTGTTGCGTACAGACCACCTGGAACGATTGTCCATCCATCACCAACTGAAGGCTTCCCGACAACAACGAATGCGGGAGTTGGGGTATCACTGACTTCTTCAAATGCGGGCATGTAGACTCCTTAAGAAAATTGTTACTCCGTTGAAACCACACCACTCATGGAGACGGTTTCGATAGTATTTGCTCCGGCTGCGGCACTGAATTCGAAGGTCATGGCAGTATCCTGACTTCCCTCAATCCAGAGATCAGAGAGCATGATTGGAGGAGCATTCACACCACCCGTTGCGGAGAGAGACAAGGCTCCTGTCCAGAGAACAGTTCCAGCACCAGTTGCGCCATCTCGTAAACGAACATACACCTGAACAGGCGTGACAGCCGTACCGTCTGATACCAAGGTCGCCATGATAGCCGTGCAGACGTTCCGTATACCGGCTCCGGCAGCGGCTTTGGTAATCGTGGCCTGAGCATTTGCCCCAGGTTCATGAACGAGGCTGAATGTGTCGGCAGGGAGACGTTGCTTTCCATCTCTGACCCACCGAGCACGGAGGAAGTCGTCAGCCATCGGTACAGCACGAGTACCATCATGAGTTGGATAGGGACGGCAGATAACGCCATTCCATCCAGTGGCACTGATTGCGGCATCTTTGATGTCAAACCCACGAAGAAGGTTGTTGACAGGATCACGTCCTCCTGTGTAAAACATTTGGAGGGATCCCGCAGACGTGGAACCATTGACTCCTGAATGCCCGACTTCGCGAACCGTTAAACCATATGCAGATAACGCGGGATGATCATTGTTGACATGTACTGCATGGAATTCGTTATTTGCACCAACGGAACCACCAATCTGGAGACCAGATAAGGGTTCTGGGGTGACGAAATCATTCTGCACACAAAACGATAGGGGGCTGAAGGCCGGGACGTTTCCAGTGACAACGGTAATATCCGCCGTCCCTCCAGTAAATGCTGAACAGAAGACACGCGCGTGTGTGGCACCAGCAGGAAGCAGGATTTGAAAGAGGACCGTGGTCGTGTCCGCCGACCCACTATAACCAGCTTGATTATAGATTCCCCCTGTTTGGGGATTGATAAACGGACACCACTGACTGAAATTCACCCCACCATCGTAGCTCCACGCACAAGAAATCGTTCCCGTGAATGTCCCTGGATCATAGACAAACCCTGCACCACTATTGGGTCCAAGTGGTACATCGAGACGATCATTGACGGCTGAGAAGGTGACGGGTCCGTACCCACGCGGACTGACAGATGCCGATGTAGCCTTGAACGCGGTCTGTAATCGCAGGGCTGTCTGGGCAAAACTTCCATTGACCAAACGTACTCGGACGTATTGTGCAATGACCGGGTAGATGAAATTGTTCGTCGTTCCTACATCGATCTTGTTTGAGATCGAGACATCCCAATTTGTCGCGTCTGGCGAGAACTCTACAAACAGTGTCGCTGATGAGTTTGCGGTCGCCGATGCAGATTGTATTTCGACAGTGACTGATCCATAACGACTGACATCTTCAGCCGTTCCTGTGAATGTACCTGTACCAACCAATGGCACAGACGTCGAGTTGAGTGTACTGATCTGACCAGCCGTGATGGGATCGACGTGTTTAGTGTATACTTCGCCCTTCGCGGTCGCATTGACTGCAACCACATCCGCATCAGTATCGACTTCTGAGACAAGGGTATCTCGTCTCCGGGCAATGAGATGAACACCACTCGGATCGGCAACGGCAGCATCATCCTCAGTGACTTCAGTCCCACCACCGGCCGCATTCGGATCTTGTCCGTGGATACCAATACTCGACATGCTAATCTCTGCCGAGCCAGTTGACAATTCCCGTCCCACTCGCCATCTTCACGTAGATGAGGGACAAGGAAATGATTGGAATCGTGATGGCTTGTCCTGGAGTCAAGGTGATTTCCTGTGCCGTCGAATTCCCAACAAGGACATTCGTGGTATTGGAAGGATCTGCTTGAATCAAGGCTTCTCGGATGTAGGTGGTGGTCGTCGACACAGCGACCGCAGAAGTCGTGATCCCCGTTGTTTCACCAGCAAATAGACGGCCAGAAGTGTAAGACATATCGCTGTAACTCGAATGACCATCCTATGCCAGAAAGGAAGATGTGGTGAGGTCATCACCATCATGAGGTCTTCCTGGTTGAAGGTGAGTGGGGCTCCGACTTCGTGAATCTGGAGCATCTTAGTTCGTGGATGCTGCGGCGACAGCGCCCTCTAGCTGTTCATACGCTTCAATGTGAATCGCGCCTGCCGCACCAGCCGCAGACACCTCCAGATCGAGGTTCTTCCCAAGAGTGAGTGGAATACCAGTGGGACCAAAATCAAACACAATACTCCCACTCTCCGATGGCAACGCCACGGCAGCCGCAGGAATAGAAATGTGTGCGATAGGAACGGGAGTACTCGCATCATCCTGGAACGTCCACGTGACGGCCGCGTACGTCGTGGGATTGATGCTGATTTTTTGGATGTAGAGCCGATGATTCGCCGTCTTGACCGTCAAGACACCGCTCTGGTCATCGGTGGCCGCAAGCATGAACAGATCACGATTCTTGCGGGTTTTCTGGAATTGCCAGTGGAGGTAGTCGCCTGCACCCATGTGAGTTCCTTTTGAAATGTGAGGGGCGCAAACCGCCCCCCACCCTTCGTGTTACGATGTGCTATCTGGTAGAGATGGAGACTCCTGAGAGTCCACCATCTGTGTCAACCAGTAAAATGCCTCTTGCCGAGCCCCATCAAAGGCGTGCAGTTGTGCCTTAGCCGTTTCGATATCTGCGTCGAGAAGGTGTATTCGTTCGATGAGTTGTTCACGAGTGATGGGCATTCGAGGACTCCTAAGAAATTACGCAGGTGTTCCAGAGTACAGGTTGATGTAACGCTTGCTACCGTTCACATAAATCCCAAGCACACCCGCTGCTGTCGCCGATGTAACTGCACCGTCTGTCCATACAGTTGTTGTACCTGTACCGACTGTGCCAGTCAGGTCAAACAGCCCTGTATAGGTCTCGCTGTTCGTCTGCACTTCTGGGACCTCAACTCGGATAGCCGATTGCACTCCAGTCACAGTTCCGGCAGAGAATACCTTGCGGATTCTGATGCCCGTCACGTAACCCGTAATGTCGCGTGTCCCGGCGTCATCGGTCGTGAGTTCAATCTGGAGACCACGCACGTCACCAGCGATGGTGCCTGCCGATGTGCCTCGAACATAGACATCGACATGTCCACCGATGATGGATCCAGATCCCGTGAGGGCAATCCCATCACTGATCTGGGCACTGATCTGACACCCGTAGACACTCTGCGTACCAGCCACACCCGTTCGTGGCTTTGACTGGAACCCAATCAGTTCACCCGATACAGTATCCGAGTCGGTCTGGCTATTGAGCTTGATTGTCTTGGAGAGTACCTGTGTACGAAATTCGAGGTTGACGTTGGTCGGTGTTGAGGCACTATCCTTGCCTGGATAAATGACGCCGTTGACTGCAAACAATCCAAACGCATTCGGTTTGTCTGGAGTCGTGAGATTGGCTTTTTGGAGCCCGAGTGCGACCGTCGAGGCCGCAAAATCATGAAGATATCGTGTTGCCATGAGCGGGAAACCTTTCTAGAGTAGGGGAGAGTCCCGGCCCTCCCCTCGTAGGATAGAGAATGGTTGCGGTCGCCAGGGTTGCACTGGTCCATCTGGTTATGAGCCAGACATGCGCTACTACACTACCCCGCAACAGGGTTACTGAGGCTTCGTGTCCCCTTCAAGCTTCTCCACAGCCTCTTTGATGAGGATGGGAGCGATTTTTGTGAGAAGCCACTTAGCCAACGAACGCCACATTACGCTGCACCAACCACGATGAAGCCGTCCGCACCATCAGATCCATCAGTGGATCCTTCGATGGTCGTGTGCTGTGTCACCGTGACACCGACCGCCTGTGAGAATCCAGCAGGATAAACCTGAAAAGCTTCCTGACTGGCCGCATCGAGAGGAATCGAGAGCGTCTGGTCAGTGGCAGTCGTATCGAGGGTCGCGTGGTCGAACAGTTTGACGGTGTTGGCTGTTGCAGAGGCCAGTTTCTTCACATAGAAGAGATAGACCTTGCACGCCGCATCCGCGAGAGCCGTGCCATCGTCATCATCCGCATCCGCTTCCGAGAAGGGAATGAACTGAAGATCTGCATTGCCGTTGTCGACATGTTTGTTGAAGAACGCCCGAGCCGAGTCCCAGAATACACGCGCATTCTTGGAATCCGCACGACCATTGATCGCCGTGTAGACCTTCTGACGGACGAGGTTTGCACTTTCAAGAGATAGAGCCATGAGAGAAATCTCAACCCCCTTCGCGTGGGTAAGCGTCCTGATAGGTAGCGTTGATCAGGATCAACGATGTTACGAGAATTTCGGATCGAGGTTCGGTCCATGCCATGTACGGCCAAGACCAATCTTTTTTCGATAGAGCTTCCAGCCATCTTTGGCCGTTTGTGTCTTGATATCGTCGATCACGGCTGCCTTCCTCAATGACTCTTCACGATCCTGCGCTTCGAGTCGAGCATTCACGGCATCTGCTCCCCCTTGACGGTGGGGGGCTCTGGATGCCAGTTCATTCCACATAAGTGGATTCGACCAGTTGGCCGTGGCGAGGATAGTGGTGACGGGAATCAACCCATACGATGCCAACATCTTCGTGTCCGACTCGTTGAACAAGGCATCATTGACAATGTGATCGGGGAGTCGCAACTTCCTACGCTGTGCGAGACGATAATAGAAGCCCTGTCTGGATGGCACCACGACAAGGCTCGTATCGAATTCATACAACTTCGTGAGCCACCATCCCGGTGGTCCAGCGAGGAAGAAACGATTGATATCAGGAATATAATTGCCGTACGTGACCATGATTAGTCAGGATTGGTAAATCCGACATTCGGTGAGAGTGGTTCACTGCCGATAGTCCGTCGTGGGGCTGCGTAGAGGCCATTGTCACCTGGACGAATTTCTGTTGGTAACGCACCAGCGAGCTTCGACCGATCCCATCGTTCGATGGGTTCATTGGGTTCATTATTGGTCGTGACGAGTGAATCACAGGGATCCCCGTGTTCCACGATTCCCAACTTATACTGACTCGACCCTACAATGAGATCCATATTCGTGGCATACCGAGGATCACTCGTTCCACGAACGGGATTCTGGCGTTTGAAGGCGATAGCAGCGATTTCCGGATACTCACTCTTCCCAGGTGGAATGTCATAGTGCTTTCCATCCCAGGTGCCTTCGAGTACTTCATTGGTCCGATTGACGACAGTCACATATTGCATGAACGATTCCTCACGATAGGAATGTAGAGGAGGGCCAGAGCCCCCCTCCACACGTGTGAACGATTACTGACCGGCTGGACGAACAACCACGAGTGCCTGACCAGTGATACCGTCGAGACGAGCACAATACGCTGGATATTCCAGGAAGTACTGCTTTCTCACACGATACCATGCCTCGAACGCATCTCGGCTGGCGCTTCCGCCCGCTCCGACACGAATGAGAACCTGACCATCCTCGTCAACCCACTTACCCGGCTCGCTGACATACTCCTTGAAACCTGAGTTCTTCAAATCCAAGAAGGCCATCACGTCGAGTGGGAAGTCACGGAGGGCTCGTACAGGAACAGTTCCGAATGGAATATCTCCCTGCTTGAATGCCGCCGTACCAGGATCTGGTTTCGGCAGACTCGCGCCCATGTAACGTCGATCAGCGTCAGTCAACTGGACGACCAGTCGACGTGTGCTGTGATGACAGATGATCATGTCGATACTGCCATTCAGCTTCTGATCAACCACATCCGCTACACGCTGGATGAGGTCCGTAGAGAGTGCGCCGGTTGATGCGGTCACGTAAGAACTATATGCCGGAACCGCTGTACGGTCCAGACCGAAGTAGTTGTTACGATATGTCCCGTCATCGACCAGGGCCATCAAGCCCCACCATGCCTTCTCGTAAGACGAGTCGAGCACGTCGGTGACGGCGGAGTTCGCGACCTGAACGATATAATCACTGTTCGCCCATGCCGCGTTTGGTGCCGCGTCCACCGTGACGTCTGTACCGTCAGCGTTGGCTGCTGTCACCTTGACCACACCAGCGCGGAGTGCGCCAGTTGATGGATTGACCGCTCCGATATACATTCCTGACGAGAGGAACCTATTCCCGAAGTTGTCATTGGTAATTCCACCAGGAGCATCAAGCTCAAGTGTGGTATTACCTGATGGAGTAGCTTCGTCGATGAGCGCCAGTACCCCACGACCATCCGTGTTGAGTGCGTGTTCATCCCGACGACTGATATCGTCGATCATGTACTGCATCTCAGACTTACGTGCTGAGATGAACGCACCTTCGTTGGACGTCGAGTCCTGCATGACCTCCCAGGTCATACGAATACGTGCCATCAGCTTCTTCTGGTCAACGAAGAGCCGTGAATAGCCCTGCTGTCCAGCGTCCGCGAAGGCCGAATCCTCGCCTACGAACATTGGGGAGATGTTCCGTGTGGTGTGAGCCAGACGGACGTGCTCCCGACCCTTGAACGGTGACTTCTCAGTCTTGATGATGTCCCGTAACGGGTTCTTCTGGTTAACGCCCTCGGCGATACCATCCTCAAAGACTTCCTTGAAGATGGCGTCGAGAGCCTGTTTATCTGCACCCATGAGAGTACCTATCGAAAATCTGGAACCTTACGATTGGTTCCGGTTTGCACTGTAAGAAGCCCATGCCATGGCTGTGCGTTCGTCGAGATCCACTGGCTTGACCGGGTTCACTCCCACCTGCGGAGCCCCTGATGGGGTATCCTGTGGAAGGTTACGATTCTGCACATTCGACTGCACCGTTGCATTGGTGGTTCTCCGAACGGGACCGATGAAATTGGTTTCAAATTGACTCCAAAATTCCTCGACCAGTGCGGGATCCTGCATGTAACGATTCGTCGCTTCTGGAGATGATGCAATGTAGCCAGAGAAGGCCGCGTGGAGGGCACGCTTGGCATCATCACCGATTGGGCTCCCGAGGGATTTACCGGCCATGTCGTAGAGGCGATCCATGGTCTGTCTCCCGTAGTTGCTCCAATAATGCTTTGTCTGAGAATCAATATCCCCAGATCGCTCGACGACTCCGAGAACATCCTTGGCTCGCTGTTCGAGTTGTGCCAGACCTGGATAGAGGCGCTGGAACTGGGAACGAACGGCTGAGACTTCTGGATCTTCCTGCGGAGATACGCCAACAAGGGCGTGGAGTTGTGCTTGTTGGGCTTCAAATTGAGCCTGCATGATCCGTCGTTCCTGCTCCCACTGTGTCTGGGCTGCACGAACGGCGGCTTCGCGGGTTTCCTGAAGACGCCCACGGAGCCATGATGGCTCTGGTTGCTGCTGAGTTGTCGGACTCGCTGCCGGTGTCCCCTGTATCGCTGGAGACGGAGCGGGTTGACCTGTTATCGTCGGGTCGGACGTGGGTGCGGCTGTATCGTCAGGCGCGGACGAGGGGTTGACATTGAGATCGACGGTCGGACTTCCCATGAGATGCTCCTACTCTTGGTATCGCGGAGAGGACCGCGCTGGAGTGTCTATCAGGACGGAGATAGACGGTGATTTAGAATGAAGCCGGTTGTGGTGCTGGTTGTGTGGCAGGATTACCGGCTGGATTTCCTGCGTTTGTGTTCGAATTCTGCATGGCTCGGCCCGCACCAACACCTTCTGGGGCTTCAGGTGCGATCGGCTGTCCATCTGGTCCCACCATTGGTGGAGGGGCCAGCATCATCTGGATTTCTTGTAAATGGAGCAGAATGACTTGTTCGAGTTCGGGGGTTTGGACCATCAGTTCACGCATGTGATCTGAATTCAGCCACTTGACTCGCTCACCGTAGTGGATTTGTGGATCGTACCACATCTTCATGACGAGGGGATGTGGTCCTACGGGATTTTCGACCCATCGTTCAAAGGCATCTTGCATTTGGAGGGCTGTCTGAACGTGGATATCGAGGGATGGGGAGAGATTCGAGAGTCCCAGTTCCGTCAGAAGGGCATATCGCTGCTCTGGATCGGCTGGATCAAGCAGTCCAAGCTGGTTGGCGTGTTCAATCGCGGCCCGTTTACCCAGTGGAGTCTTTGGCATGTTCGTGCCATCTTCCACTTTGATGCTCACGTTGCCTTGAAGCTGTGCTTGCTGGAACGCTTGGAACGTATAACCCTTATTCGGGGTGACAACGGTCAGGACACGTTCCTGTGGACCGAATGACCGCTCCAATTCGAGGGCCGTCGAGAACCACTGACGATACATTTCCCCGCGAGACGAGAAGGCTGATGTAAATCGAGCCTGAGAGCGTTCTACCAGAAGTTGGAGCGCGGAGAATGCCTCCACACCCGATGGTTTCTGGCCCTTGATAATATCATAGGTACCAGCCAACTCCTCAATATCTTTGAGATACTGTTCTCTGAGGCTGAAGAGAGCCGGTGGGACGTTCTCACCGGAAATACGTTCGGGTTTACCCTGTCCACCCGAGGCGAGAGGGTTCCACTTCATCACGAGACCAGGATCACCAGTGAAGTGATCGATCCCTGCGCCTTCTGGAACAATCCAGACAGGATTCGCCGTGCGCTGGATGATCATCTGGATGAGGGAATCCAGTTGATTGAGTTGATCCTGCTTCTGAATCAGTGGAGCAAGAGCCCCTCGACCGTAGAGACGGCCTCCAATGTGCTCGAAGATGGCAAAGGCGAACGGGAAGATCACCATGCTATCACGATCCTTATAGGGGATCGGACCTGGGATGCTTTCCTTCTCGGAACGAATCAGGACTGGTTGTTTATCACCTGCGATACGAAGAACAAGCCCTTCTGGATAGTCAGGTGTGGGTCGCATCCAGAGTTCATACTCGGTAATGCCTTCGATCGTGTCCATCCCACCCATTGAGAGAGATGACCAACTCGACCCGGTGCCCATATCATTGACGAGGGAGAGGGACTTGTAAATCTGGAGGGATCGATCCTGTGGAGACTTCTCGAACATGAGCTTGTGGACAAGCTCTGGGTAATTGGCCTCGTAATAGCCTTTATCTCTCCACCGGAGTCGAATGATATACGGGGTTTCGTCAAAGCGGGTGACGCTTGGTGGAATGGCATATTCAAACGGGGAGAGCGCAACTGTCTTTCCCTTGCCATAGGAGACCCATTCACCAGCCGGTTTCCCATCAGGCTGCATCGCCTTGGTAAACGAGGTGCCTCCACAGACAGGACAGGTATTCCCTGCATCCACAATCGCTTTTGGAGGGGAGATCGTCCCACAGGTCTGACATTGTTCGTGTGGGATGAATGCCCGATTGAATCGGATGTCATTGTCCCAACTCGTTTGAAGACAAGCACTGCCATTCACGATCAACCAGAAATCGGCCTCTCGCATCACCATGTGCATCTTGTGCTCTTCATGGATGAGCGGAGCGATTTTATCGACAACCTCTGCGGTGGCGACACTTTCTGTACTATGCCCAATCGGCCTCGCGATGACACCGAGTTCGATGGATCCGAAGGTCGCCCGGAGGGACTGGACCGTTTCGGCCATCTTGTTGGTCACGGGGCGGGGGACGTTCTTGTTGAGACGTTTATCTACCCATTCGCGACGGGTGGGATGCCAGTAGATCCACTGTCGATTCGTTGTGTAGAAGATGTCCCTGAGCCATTCACGTTCCCACACCCATCGAGAGGAGAAGGATTCCTTCTTACATCGCTCGAAGATAGCGAGAAGCTTCTGTTCCTCGAATGGATCATTGACCGGCAGCCCAGGAAGGGCTGCGTCTGGTGCCGTCAGACTGTTCGTCTGTGTGGGAGTCAATGACTCAAAAATATCGGCCATTTACTTCTTCTCAGGAGACTCGTAACTTTCTAGTCCAAGGGCACGAGCGACATCCTCACCGATGTCGTCGAAGCCGGAATGGAGCATCTGAGGGTCAAAACCCCTTGTCGCTGGACTCCACTGACCAGTAGTGAATGCTGGTGTACGAACGAGTTCAGGTGCCGGAAGTTTGATCTGGTAGGCCCGTTCAATGAGGGCTTTATTTTCCTGTTCGAGCGCATTCACTCTGACACGGAGCCAGTCGGCGTTGGTACGATCTGTTGCCTGCTGGTAGCGCAGGGCATCACGCTCAGCCCGGACGGCTGCGAGTTCAATGCGGAGTTCGTCGACGGCATCCTTGGAGATTTTCAAATATTCAGCAACGAGCGTGGGAATCCACATTACGACTTCGACTCCTTTGGTTCGAGTTCCTGACGAAGACATCGCTTGCAGGGTTTACCTGGAGAGATGGTAGAACGACACCGAGGACAAAAGATCATGTTGGTACGAGTACTACCGTAAGCCATACTTACCTATATGTTAGAGCCAGAAATCCGATTCCGCCATCGTTGGGTTCTCGTCGGGTGGTTTCTCAATACGGCGCATACGTTCAATCTGCCAACGAGCACTATCAGGCATCCGACTAATATCGCGAACAGTCGTTTCTTTGGGAGCCTCTGGGAGTTGCGGCCATGACATCAAGGCATAACGGAGACAGTCTGGAAGCTCGTCATCCTTTTTGTAGACAATGGCTTTATCCCGGCTTTGTCCATCTTTACGTGCATCAGCCCATCGGAGGGCTTGGAGTTGCTTGAGGAGACGTGGACAGGCATCCTCGACAATCCAGAGTTGCTTATTGTGGAGCCATGTCTTGACACGCTCGATCCCTGCAAGCTGGTCATTCTCTGACTTCTGACAGATGATTCCATACTGTGGCTGTGCGAATTCGATGATGGCCTGTCGTTCATTCTTGTTGATCGCCCACCGGACAGGATTGATTCCTGCGAGGCGCTTCAACTCTGTGACGTGCTGGAAGAATGATCGATCTTTCTCTAGATATTCAGCAACCGCAACGAGTCCCTTATCAGTCGCGACCAGTTTGACAGCACCAAACGGGTGATCAGCCCCCGTATCGATACCAATCGTAATCGATCGCCACGGCTCAATGATGGGATAGTCAGGAAGCAGTTCACGAATCTTCTCTCTCGATCGGAGGATCTGTGGGAAAATCAGGTCTCCATAGACCGCACCCGTGAAGGTGACGAAATCTGCCTCATATTCCTGCCGATACATCGAATCGGACATCTGGAGGCGCTCGCGGGCGAGGAATTCTTCACTAATCTTGGGATTCGCTGAATCGATCGTGCGAGCGATGGTTGCCCAGTATCCAGGGATGCCGTTCTCAGCCGGTTTGTAGAGTTCGTCGTAGACCCAGTCGTAGCCGCGAGGGGATGTCGTAAAGAATGCGGTCGTATTGCCTGCCAATGACGGCCGAATTACATCCCAGTGGGCCTTGGTCAGTTCACAGACCTCATCAATCCACAACCAATCAAGCCCCTGTCCTCGACCTTGATCGGGATCTTCGAGGGTCTGGAAGTGAATGAGCGCCCCATTCTTGAGGCGAAGGTCTTTGAACTCAGAGTTCCAATCATCAACCCACTCATTCGGAATGAGTTGCTGGAACGCAGGGATGACGTATCGATGGAGCTTTGGGATGGTCGGCGCACAAGCCCATCCGATGGAATTCTCAAAGCAGGATTCTTCGACCCCTGCAATGGAACCAATCTTGGACTTACCAAACCGACGACCAGCGATGATCGTGAGTCGATCGAAAATCCGTCTGCCAGCGTGTTCACACTGTGGACAGAGTCCTCGTGGAGGACGAGCAACATAGGGGGTGCGACAGGAGAGACAGACTCGACTTCTCAGTGCCTCTAGGAAGGCCATCTGATCAGGCTGGCTGAAGAGAGGCTCTCGTTCAAGCTCAAGCCATTTTGCCATCGATTACCTTGGTGTCGCTCGTTTCAATCCTTCAGCCGCCGGGTGAGCCTTCGAACGCTTCTTCCCTTTCCGCTTGGGTAGATCGTCAGTGATGCCATAGGTGTCTGCCCATCGTTTGGCAATCTTCGGATGTCGAGCAAACATGAATCGTCGTTGCGCTTCACTTTCGAATGGCATGACTTACTCGCTCTGGACGACCTCGACATCAATCACATTTGGGGTACCCACGATATTGCCTTTGCGTCCAGCAGATTCTCCTGAGAATTCAATGTTCAGAGCGAGGATGGCCTTGTTCACATCTCCTTCAACCTTCACAGCTTGGTGAGACTTGAACAACCCAATCCCCTTCGCAACTTCAACGGTGATTTTCTTGTCCTTCTCGTCGAGGAACTCTTTCAGGTTATCGACCACCGTAGGGGCAAGCTCGTATTCCAGGCGTTCAGCAGGACTTTCCATTTTCAGCCACCCTTGCTTGGCGGCTTTGGAGATCATCGTGTTGAGGGTGCCGGTCTGGATACCGAGGCGGGAGGCGATTTCTGCGTTTTTGAGTCCCTGGGAGCGAAGAATGATCCACTGTGCGACACGATCCCGTATCGTCTTGCTTGGGGCGACAAGGATTTGGTCGGCGTTGATAGGATTACTTACGGTTGCGTCGTGGACGGTCGCTGGCGGGGCCACATCAATCGTGACGAGGGCTGTCCCTCCATCTCCTGTTGGCTCAATGATGGCCGTTTGTGTCCGACGACGTGCTGCCGCGCATACCCGACATATACAGCCGGGTTTGTGCATGGCCGGACCTCCTCGTCGGTAGCGTCGGAGCGTTGGAGGTGGGACTTGATTCTGAGGAGTTGTTTCCAACAAAAGGTGTCGTATTCGGAAAGTGACATGAGACGTAAATCAGGAGACAAGGAAGGAGTGTGTGGTGGGGGATTTGACGTCTCAGTCGGGGTGGAGGGATGCCCGTTGATTTATGAATCGCTCACGGGCTAGCGAATTGGAGCGTCCACTGGGAATCGAACCCAGACCCTTAGTTTGGAAGACTATGATGCTACCTTTGACACCATAGACGCTGAAATGGAGCCATCAGCTTGTCAATTCAAGCGTCATCTCCTGTTAGGAGCCGCTGCCTCTCCCGGACAGCGAATGGCATACGAAGAGTGGCTTACCGCTTGCCCCGGCGTCGGTGTGAGCCGTCTATTGGAGCGGTTAGCCTATCAATTTGCCCTGCAATTGGATGGAAGGACGAGCATCAAAATGGCAAGGCGGGGCGACTAGTTAGAGCATAGTGATCAGTGCTAGTATAGCATGGATCTGCACAGATTGTCAACAGGTAAGTCTCCATCCATCCCTGTCAAGCCATACCCACAACTCATGTCGGTAGGGCATGAAGGCATTCCCATTCGTTTCTGGGACGAACTTTCCAAATAGTTGCTTCACCCCCGCCTCAGTCTTGGTACGCTTAATCTGGATACACCTGACCGGCTCTGACGAGCCTTCCTTGACGGCGATGAGATCCCACTTCCCATGGCTTCCGGCAGCCCGAGTGACCGTGTAGCCCTCACGTTCCAAGACCTTCTTAGCCTTGTATTCGTAGGAGCGACCGGCAGTGTAGTTCCTATTCGCCACTCTTGGGACCGAACGTCTTATAGAGCCCGTAGACCATGAATGGTGCGAAGAAAATGAGGTTCAGGAGAATAGGGATTTCCATAGGTAGGTAAGTCTATCACACGACTGGAGGGATTGTCAACCCCACTGGTGTGTCAAATGTGTGTCGGTGTGTCAAATCACGTGACACACCAGAAAACACTAAGGAATTTGATGATCTTGCACAGTTTTATACACTTTTGGGTGACACACCTGTTGGCCCTTTAGAATCAACGAGTTACGAGGAAATGATGCAAGTGTGTCAAACTCCCTATAATACAGAAAGTGACACAGCACACAGGAAACCCACCTGTGGGTGGGGTTTCCCTCCTGTGCAGTTGCAGAATGTAACTGGTGTGTCAGGGTGTGTCAAATGAAGTGACACACCTGTAAGCCCTTGAAAACATGGCACTTGTTGGATTTTTGTATGTAGGTGTGTCAGGGTGTGTTGGGGGAAGTGACACACTTGGTCGTGAGTTGACCTCCCGTACTAGTAAGTACCTCCGGTTCGCCTCGGAGGTGGGGGGTCGATTCACTGGCGAGTGCAATTATGTGCAAGTCAATTTGGCTAAAAATTTTCCTCGCAGGGACCCCACCGCCCCTGGCATGGCATGGTTGTTGCAGGGGGTCCCCCCTTCTCATCGTTGCACAGTGGCATGACTCTTGTCTAGGTCAGAGTGTGCAGCCGTATGACCTCTATGATCATTATGTATCATTGTATGTAGAGGTATGTATATACGTATGTATATACGCACGTGTAGGCAGGTGTGTGACCTCTATCCCCATCGTAGGCAAGGGCGGGCATATGTGTGCAGTGGGCGTGGATGGCATGGTCTATGCCGGTAGGGGTAGAAAGTCTGGGCATGGTCCTTGCCGCGTGAGAAGTTCTAGTGTCGATGCATGCAGATATACGCACAAATGGGCAGGCACGGGACATGCAGGTCCGGGACCGGGCTCCCAGTGTAGAGCCGACACGGTAGGCGACAGGGAGATACGCTCCCCCATGCAGGACCGTGGTGTTCATTGACAATTGAGGAAAGTATGACTACAAACACAGTAGACACGTCGAAGATGTCCAAGTCGGAGCTACAGCAGTACGTCGATCGTCTCACGTCGCAGCTTTCCATCGCGCAAGCGACGCCAGCTAAACAGACTGGCACTCTGTCTTTCAAGGTGAGCGTTCCGCGCTTGCCTGGAACGAACGGGCCGACCGACAAGGGCAGCCAGGGAGGCGGCATCAACATCTACGGGATCAACGCACGATGGCCGGTGCATCTGTATGCCGATCAGGCATGCAGACTCATCGACGCGGTCGACGACCTCGTAAGGTTCATGCGAACGAACTTCGACGACCTGTCGCACAAGACGCCGGAGACAAGGGCGAAGGTGGAAGCGTGGATTGAAGACTACTTCGTCGACGAGATCTTCCCCTTGCCCGAGCAGCCAGCAACGACGGAGGAACCGAACCCGGCCGCGTAGGGCCACATCGCAGAGTGACGGTGGGGGAGCGTAATCTCCCCTGCCGCGTAATGCGGGAGTTCAAGGTCACAACCCCTTGACACACGGGACCGGACGGGCGAACGGCCATCGGGACCGGACGCCAGACAGGCCCGGGAATGGCCCTGGCAGCCCGCAGGAAGCCCGATCGCGGGTCGGGCAGGGGGGGCAGTAGCGGGGGGAGCGAAAATCGGGGCGAAAGTGGCCCGCCAAACGGGCCGAGAATGACAGGATGTGCAATCGTGAGAACATGTGGTAACGTGATCTGGTCGGAGTAGCAAGGTAAGGACACATGAAGCAATCACAGATGAAAACGATTCGGCTCGAACTGGATCTCATAGAAGCAGCAACACTCAAATTGCACCGTATAGCGAGAGAGCAAGGCGTACCGCCGGTATCTCTCTCGGCACTCATGCGGTATCTACTTGTCAAGTGGTTACAGTCTGAGTAAGGGAAGGTAGGGCAACGATGAAGCGTCAACCTAGACTCTACTCCCTCTACAAGCGTATCCGTGGGACCAGACGATGGACACGGATCAGTCAAGTGGCCCTGAAGCGTCATGTGGCTGTCAGGTTCTGGCAGGACTTGTTGCTGAGTACTGGGCTTGGGCTGACTGGCACCTACGAGTACAGACTCAAACCTGTCACGGAATGGAAGACCGCACCGAAGCTCACGGAGTAACTCCAAATGTATCTACTGATCAGATACCTGACAGCATACGAGATTGACGTGCTCTGTCGTGCGTACCAGCACAGATACACAAGCCGTCGAGCACAGGGAAAGTAATGCCAATGAACATACCAGTCATTGCAGGCGCAAGCGTACTGACTGGAACCGCAATCTACTACGCACTCAAGTACCTATTCACTTCCAAGCCGTTAGCAGTCTCAGACTCATGGCTGGAACGTGAGCGCAACAGTACTCGACAGTCCTTCGACGGCGTATGCTGGCGTTGGGCCAACACTGAGGCTGAGAACAAGCGTATCCGTGGAGTCTCCCGTTTGGCCGAACGTGCGCGTACCGAGCACTCGGACATGAGCGGTTCGAGGAATTCAAGCGCACACACCCAGATTCGTTCACACCTGAAGGTAAGCCCAAATGGTAACGGCCGCGACGAGCGGTTCTTCACATTCGGAGGCAGGCATAGGAGAAGAAAATGCACTCTAACCTGAAGTGTTATCACCTCGGATACTATCTCAACAGATACGCCTGTTGGTATCGTATCGAGAGTTTTTGCGAACCTATCGATGTAGTTCGCTGGCTAGTAAAGAATGCACATGAAATCGACGGTGACATCGATTTCATTGCGTTCAGGATTGATTGACACAGCAGGAGGGTAGGCATGAAATCGACACACATCCTCGCAGCACTAGCGGCCGCATTCGCGGCAATCATGGTGTACGGCCGTCGCGTCATTGCTGGCGCGAATCCCGACAGTCTGAGGTGCTGGAATGACGCGATATTGACACGTTCGACGCCGACGTCACACTCTGTGGGATCAACGCTGACGACGAGCCTGATCCCACGAAGGTACTGATTGCCTGTCACTGTCGACACGAGAACTGCGGCCTACCTGTCACGTGTCCGGCGTGTAAGCAACTTCTAGAAGGGAAGGTATCATGAGCAGAATACTAACACTCGTACCGTACCGTCCAGCCATAGTCGAACGTGTCAAGCCTCCAATGGTGAGTCTCCACTGGATCACTCCTGAAGGTGAGTCAGGGTCGATGAACTTCTGCACTGATGCAGCCGCGTACGCCATGCTCAGCAGCTTCCGTCCTGGCGTCAACGCCTGCGTGAGTACTGGCTATCACGGCTGACGACAACACGGCTTGACTAGCTACTCGAACGGCATATAATACCGTAGAGTTACCTAAAACAAGACAACAAGGCTAGCAAGGTAGCTATGGTATGAAAGCTACCACCTATCGGCAAGGGATATAAGGAATGACGAAACGACAAGCCCTCATTACACTGTTCGCGGTACCGCTGGCATCATGGAAGACGGTGAAGGCAGCAGATCCCGCAAAGTTGATGATCAATCTCAGTGAATGGTCATCGATTGTCGTGAGGTTTGGTACGAAAACTGTGGAACTGAGGAGCAAAGATATCTTCGATGCTCTGCGGAAGGGATAGCAAAGATGATCAGACTTACCTATGGATTTCTGCCCGACTACGACATCTTTAGGTCAATCTTCGAGACTCAATGTCCACAGGGTGTGTACCGTGTCAGGAATTGTCACGTACTTGGAAATATCGACCTCTCCTGCCGTGAGTTATATGAATGGCTTGATAGTCAGGCTCGTATGCTGTGGCAGGATGGAGAACTGAGAACTGACAAACTTGACATTGCTTCGTCGATCCTCCAAACGCTTGACATTGAATGGATCTGAAGTGACCATGCAACCGCGTGCAATCGTGGGAAATTTGACAATCCCGGCCGCATGTGGCACGATCGGCCGTCGGCTCGGGGACCGACCGACACACATCTTTAGAGGGAGGAGACAACGATGATCAAGTATGTCCTGTCATGGATCGATACACGTGGACCGTATCCGGTCTACGTCTACAACAACGGTCAGTTCGGATCATTCGTCAAGCTCTAAGCCGTCCGTGGCTTATACCACTACTCGTGAAGACGGCGTGACCGTGATCACCTACTCCCCCTCGGATATGGTCAAGTCACTTCCAACCTATGGGGACTGGAAAACGGTACTCAAGGCTCGTCCAGACCACGCTACCGTTACGCCTCTTGGCAATGTGTTGTTCACCTGCCTAGCGTGCGGGGAGTACTTCCCCTCTGAACAGCTACCAAGTGGAAACATTACTGGTACGCATGGAAAGAAAGTCACGTCTGAGGCGTGGAACATCCGTATCGGTGGGCTGATCAAGTTCCCAGAGGAGAAGTGGCTGAACAGTAAGACGCTGGAAGTACGGACCAAGGTCATTCCAGTATCATCGACAGGATTTGGCTGCCAGACGTGTCTAGCTCTGTATGCTGAGGAAGTCGGTAAGGCCAACGAGGAGAACACCTTACGGGAACAGCTTGCCACGGCGCAAGCCAGACTCAACATCATCCATGAACGTGATCGGTGGGATGCACTGACACCAGATGAGCGTAAGTTTGTAGTCGGGAAGCCGAAAACGATCAAGTTGCCTACGGCGATTCAACCATGGGTTGATGTCTTCGCCTTACTCGCACGTCTCGGAAAGGATGGAGTGTAATGTTTACCTGTCCAGTACCAACCACTCACAGTGACGGCAGCATCAAGCCACACACCTCACAACGCGGGGAGAAGCCTGTCCGCGTCGTTGTGGCGCAGCGTCCACAAACGTATTACGACGATTCAGGGGAGGAGTACATCGCTTCAGGTTCCGAGATTGTGATGGAGATCAACGTGTGCAGGGCACATGCTGAGGAGCCGATCACGGTCCAGCCCAAACCTGAGGATATCTTCATCGTCCAGGGCAAGGATCGTGCCACATCGTTCGAGACGGGGATGATGCGGGCGGTGAGTGAACGTCGACCTGTCGTCATGCTCGAACAGCGTCACGGGACAGGGGAACTGAGACCTATCGGCGGGTTCACCCCTCAGGGTGACTGGTACGAATGGCCTACGATGGGTCTGACGATGCCGTTGATGGGCCTGATCGCAGACAAGTACATCGATGCGATGGACACCTTCAATCGTCGCAGGCCACAGCGGAGGCAAGATATCTCACGGTTTGTGGGGTATCAGATTCTTGCCTTGACAGTGAAAGGTGAGGAGTGACAACACAAGCCAGAGCGGCCTACCGTGATGACCGGCGTAAGGAAGCCAAAGTGAGGAATGAGAAGTGGGATGAGCTATCGAATGCACAGCAGCTTGCTGCACTAGACAAACGTCTGGGGAAGGATGTCGGCGCAACACGGCAACGTCGTAAACTGAGGGGGAAGGTATGAAACACAAGATCACGATTGAGACGGGCGACACGGGCGTAAAGCTGCTGTTGTCACTTGTCACGGCAGCGAAACACTTTCTTGGAGATACTGAGGAAGTCACGGTGGATGTCGGTGTCGCAGGGACGAAGCGTGTAGGTGAGCCCACGGTTCAGTACAGGGCGATCGGGACTGAGGAAGCCTTGGATGCCATCGGCAAGACGACGGTCAAGGGGATCATCTTCGCGCATCTCCTCAACGATGGACCTTGCACCGTGCGACAGATTCGGGATGCCAAGTCGTACAGTGACAAGGCTGTGCAGAGTGCCATTCATCACCTCAAGCACATGAGCCTCGTCGATGCGGAGCCGGTGGGGACGAGGATCGCCTAGAGGAGCAATGAGGATGGCGATGAAGTTTGCACTCCACGTCCACCACAAGGGTCCGGTCATTGAGCTACTCACGGAGCCAATCGAGAACAGGATCAGTTACATCCGGATGTACAAGCCTGAGGGGGAAGTCGAAATGAGGCTCCGACTCCTCAGGGAACTCACAGAAGAGGAGGTGGATCAGCTTCCCCCGGTGTGGAGGGAAGCCTGTCGAGCCTATTGGGAAGCCGGTCGAGCCTATTGGGAAGCTTGTCGAGTCTATAATTGGGAAGCCTATCTAGCCTGGGAAGCCGGTCGAGCCTATGGGGAAGCCTATCGAGTCTGGGTGAAAGCAGGTCGAGTCTACACTCCAGACCTTGAGGCTCTCCACACGAGGATCTGCCTCCCAGACTGTCCCTGGGATGGAGATACCATTTTCCCCTGAGCTACCACTACATCCCTCCCTGCCCTTTCCCAGGTTGAGGTGTAGCCCTTTACCGTGAGAACGTCATCACGGGTAGCGAATAGAGCGTGACTTGGCACCCTTCAGAGGAACGGTGCATTCATGAAGGTAATCATGATAATACAAAGAAAACTCAGGGGGTCGAGGTCGGGGTCGAGGTCGAGGTCGGGGTCGAGGTCGAGGTTGTGGTCGAGGTCGGGGTCGGGGTCGTGGTCGAGGTTGTGGTCG